CTTGTGTAGCACATCCAGTCAAGCCGGCGCCGTGCCGGTCCCGGGCCGCAGCCCCCCCAGCCCGCCCAGCCCCCGCGGCCCACGCAGCCCACGCATCCCCCGCAGCCCTCGCAGCCCCCGCAGCCTCCGCAGGCGCTCCGCCGTTGTCAATTGACCATTGCACAACCCTGCGGCATTCGGCACGCCACGGCTCGTCGCCATCGCCGATTGATCGCATAGCGATCGGCAGGATCGCATTGAGCCTCACATCGGTCCACACGCGATCCCAATCCTGATCAGATTTGGCGATGGCCTCAGCCAGTGCACGACCACGATCAACATAATCATCGTCAAACCTGTCAAACAGCCACACGGACAATTCCGCCAGCCATAATGGCCAGCCTTGCGCCGCACAGTCACTCTCTGATTTCGCCCCCGAGACGAGCGCAGACATGAGGCACGCCTGTTCATGACCGTCGCCCCATGAGCCCTGCCTGAGAGTGCCGCGCGCTATGTGGCGATTGAGATTGTCAATGTCGATTTGCATCGTCCTGGCCTTTATGACGTTTGCTGGTTGAGTGGCTTGAACGTTGATCCGAAAGCTCTTGGCGACACCCATCTCTGGTTATCACCCGTCGCGCTTTCTTTGATCTCAACGCCAAGTTTCGGGTCGATCCCCATAACCACGACGGTCGGCCCTGTTCCCGCCAATCTCCATTCTGATCCTATTTCTGGCATGGTCTTGGCCTTTCGTTGCTTAGATGTCTGACAGGCATTTTATCATGTCGAGCGCGTCACGGTCTGTCAGGATGAACGTTATTTCTGTCTTGCCCAAATCTTGCGTAAGCGTGAGTTTTGACCATTCTCGGAGTGGGCTAGTCCATACCTGAAAAGGCCCGGCGCGCCCCGAATACTGCCAGTCGATTTTCATGTGGTCTGGCTCGGCGCGCATCGGTTCTGGCCTATTCTGCTGGTTTTGCACTGAACGTGACGCACGCGCTTTGTGCGCCAACATGGACCTGCTCCTTGTCGCTATGCACGTCTGACCACACCCAAAATGGTGCGTACCCAAATGGATGCTTTTGCTTTCCCTCGGTTGTCTGATACCAGCCGCACTTGCCGTCGCGGACGAAGTGCTCACAATCTCCGCATTTAATCATTTTCTGGCCTTTCTGACGTTTACCGTTTGCTCAAACAATCGCGGCATGTAGCTCCGTCAATAGGGATCTTGGTATCCCAACCAACGCGCGCACCACACAAGGTTCTGGCGTTTGTAGAGTTTCCTGAGTAACAAGGTTTTTCGCCTGCTGGTATTGCACGGAGATGAACAGCAATCGCAGCCGGCGTCTCGCATGTGGTTATATGTTCGGTCATCGTGCTGGCCTATTGGTTCGAGGTTTCGTTGCGTGTTGGCGGCGGGACCGAAGCCCCGCCGAGATATCCTAGAAATGCCGGGGTTCAGCGATATCGGAGCGAGTGCGTAGGCCGTAGTATGATGAGACGGTGGTGCCCCCGGTCAATGGGCGCAGCATGCCGCGCAATTCTTCGAGCGTGGCAAACCCGATGCCCCGAATAACCGCGCCGTTCGCGTCAATCAGGCGGTGGCGAAACTGTTCGCGGCCCGTGTATCCGTTGCGTTCGAGCATTTCGCGAAACTTGCCGCCAGCTTCGAGAACTGCCAGTGCTTTTTCTGCACGTTTGCTCAGCGGGTTGTTAGATTTCTGCATCGTCCTGGCCTTTCGTTGCTGCTTGCGTGTAATTCAACTTCTGCCACCAATAATAAGCATGATTGCGCGCGTGTAAACAAAAAAATTGGGTTGACGTGCATTTAATTCACGCCTATGAATTGCCGCATGAAACTAATCGGCTACATATCCCCGACAAAGCGGTTGCCGCGTCCTCGCCAAGAATGGCTGATGCGCGAACATGATCTATATGAGACGTGCGAGAGTATCGACGACGCCATCCGGCTGATCCGCAAGGGGCGCGCACTGGTCATTCCGCAATGCTCATTGCTGGCCAGCAAGCGAGACGACATCAAGGATGTGGCGCAGCAAGTGCATGAGCGCGGCGGCTATATCATTGAGGCGGCAACCGGACGGCGCAGTGATAGCCCGCAAGATGCCTTTGAGATGGGTATTGACGCGGCGACAAAGCGGGTGCTGTCAAAACGGCGGGCCGTCGAGATGGCGACTAAATACGACGACGATCATCCCGGCATGATCAAGGCCCGGTCGATGTGGAGCAATGCCGGGCTGTCGGACGCAGCCATTGCCAAGGCGTGCGGCATCCATCAAAGCACGCTGCGGCGGCGGCTCGGCAAGCGGGACGTGATGCCGGGGGTTAAACCCGCGCGCAAACGCAAACCATGAAGGAGAGCGTCTTGCCAACGACTTATAAAGTGCCGCCGTGTGTCGCAATTGACCATGAGCCAACGATGAATGGCGGGGCGGTTGTTTGCGCAAATTGCGATGTAGTTCTGATCACGCGCGAAGGAATGAAGGCGCTGCACAAGTTGGCGCTGTTTTTGACTTAGCAAAATAGGAGAGTGCTGTGAGAAAAGAGCCCGAGCCAATCTGCTACGATCGACGTCTGCAGCGGAGAACTAAACGCAAGGCCATGACAGATACACATGACTGGATCAAAGACAACCCGCCGAATGGTTTGCCGGGCGTCCTAAAGGAAATGACCCATTGCGAAGCCCTTGGCTTCGCAATGTCTGGTGGCGACCTCATGAGCGCGCTCATACATCATGGCCTAGTGACGCAGGATGATGTGGTGACAGCCTTTAAAACTCACGAACCAGAACTTTGGGAAGAGTTTCAGGAAGCTAAAAAGCGGCGCGACGTGCTCCGCAAAAAGTTGGGCGTGGCCCGACGCGCTAGACAGTCGTGATGCCGCGCAAAACATGCGTACGATCAAAGCAAACGCCGAACCTAAAGGAGACGATGGTCCCGAAGCATTTTTCGGGACCATCGTACAATGAAGGAGGCTGCCGGTGCGGGTACTCGATATATTCAGCGGCATCGTCCGGCAGTCGCCCATAACTAGTCCTCACAGGGGCTTGGGACCACTGCTCCGCCCCCCAGCACAGCAGTGTCCAATTGATTGGCCGCAGACTAACTCGTCATGATCGGTCCGTGTAAACCAGATCACCATTGAATTTGCGCCAGCTGCGAAAACCAGGTCTTTTGCGGACATTCGCATTCGTCTTTATGATCCGCCGGGATTTGGCCATGGCTGGCGCAATATCTTTCGTCTTTTCGCCGTGGCATGGAATGCAAAGCACCTGGCAGTTATCGATGCCATTATCGCCGGCATAGAATGCCTCGCGAATATGATGATACTCAGGCCCATCACCCGGGCGGATTTTCTTGCCGCACTCCTGGCACCGGCCGTCCGCTTTTGTCCATGCTGCAAGTTTCGTCTTTCGGGTGAATTCGAGCCTGGCCATTTAACACTCCCAGATATCCATTGAGCGGCGGCAGATTGCAGGCTGCCAGCCACGATGAGAGAAAAAGCGCAACCATGATCCGCAAAGACCAGACATTATCGCCAGTATTCAAAATCGGTCGTCGCGCCATTAACGCCTCCTCGGGTATTCGTTCGCCGCCATCCAGTCGGCAATATCGGCTGGAGACAGATCTGGAAACGCTTTGCACATAGCTTCAAGACCCGCCCCCTGCCGTGCCCGTCCGTGCATCCGGTCGAGCAGATCGGCCGCCGGGGCCATATAGCTGAACTCGTTATCGCTTTGCGGGGCGGCCCATCCTTGCAGGCCAACTTGGCGCCAGCCCCGATGTCCGCCACCATTCACGAGCACAAAATGCTTTTGGTTTTCGCTTCCCGCCATTGAGAACATACTCCCTTACCATGTGCATCTGGCCCGGCTCTGTGATGTCGAACATCACACAAATATCGTGCCATCCCAGGCCGGTCATGATGCCGTGCCAGTATTTGCCGTCTGGCATTTACGCTACCTCGACTTGACGCTCCAAAAGCTCATTGCCGGATACACCGATGATCTCACCGATGATCCTGGAAACCCGCTCGCTCAATTCGTGAAATTGCCGGTGGGACATTTTCTCATAGGCAATCGACCTCGGGATCAGATAGATCTGCCCGGTCGGTGCTTGTATCGCTTCGACCGCGCCGGCCCGGCATTGCAGGAACGTTCTCAGAGCAGTGCTATCGAGCGGCTGGAACTGATGTCCGACCGGCCAGTTATCGAACGCGGTCTTGATCATCGCGAAGTATCTGCGGTGCTCGGGTGTGCTGCGATCAGACTTGGCCGTCTCGCTAAATCGGAACGAACACGCGGGGCAGGTGACAGTCATTGCATCGCCTCGTCATTCGTTGTCGCCGCGTCCAACATCTGGCGAACTGTCAGCGCTGCGGCTTTGTCATGGCTCCAGTATTGACGCAGGCCGACCACGTTGCGGTTGCGGAATAATTGCGCCTTGTCAGCATTGTCGCGCAGCCATTCCTCGACGCGATCATGGACCTGTCCAACCGGAACAAACGCCAGCGGCTCACCATCACACCAATCGAGCGTGATGCTTGGGCCGCCGATGAGTTGCTGGCGCTGCTCGGATTCGTATTTGTTCGTGATGTCTTCGGCGGTGCCTTCGATCGTATGCGTCCAATCAAGTTCTTCTGGGGCATATGCGCCTTGTGCCAAGTTGGGAAATGCTTTGCGTATCGCAGCGACTTCGGCGCATTTAGACAGCATGGTCTCGGGCATTTTCGCCCAATTCGGCTTGGACGGATCGAGCTTTTTGACGACCTCGCCGGATGTCACCTTGCGGCGCTTTGGCTTGCCGCTGTCCGGCCACGTCTCGCCGGTATCTTCCCATGTGACGTGCTCGGCATCCTCGATGATCGGCGCTCGCTCGTTCCAACGCAGGCGCTCCGACATATAATGCCAATCGCCATGTCGGAATATTCTGACCCGAACCGTGCAATCAACGATGCCGAGAGGATTATCGAGACCTTTCGCTGCATCGTCATACGTGAACACGGGCGGGTGTTCGTCTGGCATGTAGTCGCCTGATGCGGCTGCATTCTTGCGCCATAGATCGATACCAAGAACAGGCACCACGCGGCGCTTGTCGGGCTTATCCGCATCAAAAATGAAGAAATAGATGTCGCGCACAAACGGGTTAGCGTTATGGATTTCGCACCACTCGATGGCCTCGTCGACCTCGGAGCCCTGCAACTCTTTGCCGGGGCCGCGCTGGAACAAAGCCACGCGCCTCGGGTCACGTCTGGTAAGGCCGCCTGTGCTGAGCGGCATTTGAACAAGCTGTCCCATATCATTTGCTCCTGATGGACACGGTGCGCGGCAGATCAACCAGCGTGCAGCCGGGGATATTCGCGCCGTCTTTGAGGGCCGCCAGAATTTCCTTGTCGCGGATTTTCACGATCGGCTCGGGCCGGATGATCTCTAGATACTCGTCCGGCAATTCGTTTTCGCGATCAGGGTCAATCTCGACGCCTTGCTGTGCCTTCGGGAGTGAAAGCGTTGCCGTCGGCCGTTGCAATTTGGTTTCCTCGATCGCTTCCATCGTGACGGCGAGCGCCGTGCGGATCGTTTCGCGGCGGTCTTTCAATCGCGCCTTGCGGGCCTGCAGCGTCCGGATGACTTCGGCGATGGATTCTTCGTGAGCCTGCGTCATCGCGACATCGATCAACGCCTTGTCGATCATTTCGAAAACGTCCGTTTCGCCTTCAAGCGTATCGGCTTTGAGGTCGGCGTCGTCGATGTCCTGATCGGCAGCGTAGGAAAGGGCATCACGGAGCGTGGCAAGCACATCCCTGGCGTGTTTTGACGATTCGTAGAGGTCACGCATTGTCGTCATCTCCATTGGGCAGCGCGGGTGTCAGCGCCGTGCCTTCCAATAGTTCAAAACAGCCGAGCTTCTCGGTTTCTTTCATCCATTGCTGGCGGAGCGAGTGGCGCCTATCGATCCGCTCCGTTATTTTCGCATCAAACTGATCTCTCTCATATTCGAGGCTCTTGATCTCCACCGATAACCGTCTGATTTCATAATGCACGTCATGCGGGTCAAATTTCTCGACCGGCGCGCGGCGATTGTCAGGCGCATTCAGCGCCTCGATATAAGCCAATTCCTCATCGGGCGACGGTGCAACTTCCGGGTTTGGCCAATCGTGCATGTGGTTTACGGCATCACGAAAATTTGCGCCTTGTGGTTCGCGTCGGCGTGTCGCCGGTTCAAAATAGTCCGCAACCATTTGGATAATAGCAGCCATGTAGTGAACCTCTTATTCTGTGTAATTGCCGTCGCCCAGCCATTGGCGTGCCTTGGCCTTCAATTCTTTCGCAGCCGTTACAGCGGCATCACGCGTTGTGTAAAAGCCAATGTCTTGGCGGTAGCCTCTCGAACCAACGAGCGCCACAGCTTGGCCACCCAACTGTGCAGTATAGAAAGGGCCACGCACAAACATGCCAGCGTCATCGAAATAGCCAGGATGCTCATCGGCGCCGGGCCGCGAATCGACCATACGCAGTAGTGTTGTTTTGGACGGTTTTGCAGGCACGATGACACCTCTTAGACCCATGACGGCAGGCCGAAGATCACGGCCGTTGCGATGGCAATAGAGATGCAGACGAGCGCAAATTGAACATAGGGGCGGAGCGCTCGCTTGGTTCTCTGATCCAGCCTAAAATCGCCCATGCCGCTCTAACTCCCAACTCTGCCAATGTGATCAAGGAAAACACGCCAACAATCGTGGCAATCCCGATGATGCCGGCAATGAAACCGGCACTTGCAATAACCTCGCTCATAGCGACCTCCGATTAGCCCATCCGCGATCGGCTTCGCGCTCAGCCCATAGGTGCTGCCGATAGCCGGCGAAGTCCGGGTCTTCGTTGATCAGGAAGTCGGTGTTCCCAGCAAACCAGGCAGCTGCCCGACGCATGAAATGCGCACCGAGCGAATCGCCGAAAGTGGTGCTGTCGATGATTTCGCCGTTGCAGTCCGTAGCATAAGAAATTGGAGTCCAGCCCAGGCCGTCGGTGGCGTCTGCCCAAACGTCGATGACCATGCTGTCTTCGCCGCTGTTGCTGCCGGTCTCATCTTCGACCTGCTGCCACGTTAGCGTTATTTGTTTCTCGCCTAAAATCATTGTCGTCTTGCCCTTCGAAAGAGCCCGGATGATCCCTCAGGGGAGGGCGATCATCCGGGCAGGTAGGCGTCCCGCTGATGAGCCGGAGCGCCGGGGAGGAAACCGCAAGGAGAGGTTGTCAGCGGCTTCTAAAACTGGAGGTGAGGACCGCGCCCCGCTACTAGTGTGTCGCCTCCTACCCCAAAAGGGGCACACCAGCGTCTTTCGCGGCCCTCGATCGGGAGGTTAAACCGGGGTGAAGACCGATCGCCGCTTCCGATGCCGCAACAATGCGTTGCGCAAGGCGGGATGTCAATAATTATTTTCCGTGCTTGTGGAAAAAATTGCGCGGCGCGGATTTTAATTGCACGCAACAGAGTGTTTATGGTACGAGGGCAGCATGAACACGTGGAAAGACTTGATCGACGCTTGGGGTGGCCCGCATGCATTTGCGGCGTCAATAGGCATAACTGCGGCTTTGGCGCGGATGATGTCCAGTCGAAACCGGGTGAAGTCGGATTATTGGCCAACGATTGTGGCCCGCGCGCCGCAAGCCGGCCTAAATGGAATCACCTACGAACTTCTGGTCTCCCTGAAAGCAGGGAGGCAGGCAAAATCGGCGAGCACCTTTCGACCCGGACGCCCAATAGCGCCCGCTGTTGATTCGGTCGTCGCGTAGTATCTGCGTCAAACACAAGTTTACCCAAGCGCCGGGACGATCTCCCCAGGCGAGGCGGTGCGTCTGACTAAGTAGTAAGGGGTGATCTGGCCCGGTGCTTGGCCGCAATATTCCGGGGTTTCTCATGCCGGCAAATCGCTTCGTCACCGTCAACCATGTGATTGCGTATCAAACTTATAGCGGGGAAATGCATGAGCAAGGCGGCACAGATATGCAAGCTGATCAATGCGGGATGGAGCAACCAGGAAATTGCTGCCGAGGTCGATCGCACGCAATCCTATGGGCGCTCGATCCGATCGCAATCCGGGCTTAATCGTGGCACTGGAGCCGGCGAACGCTGGTCGAAAAATGAGCGCGAATTTGCATTGGATTGCTACGCATCCGGCGTGACGTGCCGACAAATTGGCACCGCGCTTGGCCGCAGCAAGAATTCAGTCGTCGGCTTTCTCGACCGCATCCGCAAAAAAGAAAACGCCCCGGCAGGATAACCGAGGCACTTCCAACATGTGCGTGCGTATAACCAGGCGAACAAATGACAGCAGCAGCGAAGATCAGGGCGCTTTCAGCGTCCAGTACCGATACGGCTTGGATCGCCAAACGTGTCGGTGTGTCACGGAACTACGTATGGGATGTGCTGTGGCGAGCACGCAATCCAGATCGGGCCAGAGCGGCTGAGCATCGTTATCGAGACAAATACCGCGATCGTATCCGATCTGGTCAACGCAGCCACTACGTTGCCGCCGAACAGCCTAAACCATGGACGCCGGGCGAAGTGACGCGGCTGCGGCAGATGTACGACGCCGGCAAGTCATACCGCGATATTGCCGCGGCGCTTAATCGCAACCGCAACCAAGTTGCCGGCAAGATCAAACGTGAGTGCGCCAAAAAATAGAAGCCCACCGGAGGCGAGGCCGGTGGGCTTCATTGTCGGTGCGATGTGCGAGTTCGCGCCGGGGATAAAAGTCGGTCTACACAGGAGACAAAGACATGCCAGATCGCACGATATTTTGCAACCCTCATCCACATTTGACGGGGGAAAAATCATGAGCGGATTTATCAAGCTGCATCGCCGATTGCGCAGTCACCCGCTCTTGCGTTCGGATCACAAGGCCCGTCATTTTTTCCAAGACATGTTGAGCGACGTAGCATGGCGGGACACGGTACAAGACTGGAGAGGTGAGCCAGTCAAAATCGCTCGGGGGCAGATCATGAAAAGTCAGCGTGCGATGGCTGATGAATACGGGTTTAGCCATCGCGAAACGCGAACAATACTTAACCGATTAGCGAACTATGAAATCATAAAAATCGACACACCCATCGACAAGGGGCCGCATATCATAAGTGTCTGTAATTGGGACAAATATCAAACAGAGCGACACACAGGCGACACACTCGCCGACACACAGGCGACACACAGGCGACACACAAAAGAAGAAGTAGAAGAAGGTAAAGAAGAAAGAATAACCCCCCTACCCCCCAAAACGGGGGGATGGGATCAATTGAACCCGGATGCCTTTCTGGCTAATGGAATTTTTCAGGATGCCGATGGTAGCATCCACCTCACGGATCGATCTCGATCGGATTGGCTGCAACGATTTGGCGGCAATGCCGAACGATTGGACCTCGCCTTGATCGAAGCTGCAGGCGAGCGGCAACGCAACAGCCGTCAGCCGCTTCGGCTGCAAGTCGAACGCACGCTGGCCCGCATAGCCGGCCGAAAGATCGAAAGCGATCATCGATATGCAAGCGCGGTCGAATCACGGAAACCAGAACAACCCCGGATAAGCCGTGATGCCTTCCGGGCGGCGATGGAGGTGAATTGAGATGGGCAACGTCAACGAATTGGTTCTTGACCGCCTGCGGCTGCTGTTCGGCCCGCCAGCACGAATTGCCGAGGACGACCTGCCAGCCTACCTGCGCGAATACCGCGAGAGCCTCGCGGCCTACAGCGACGACATTCTGCGGCGCGGCATGGATTGGCTGCGGGATCATCACAAGTACCGCAGCTGGCCGACGCCGGGCGAGATACACGCGGCCTGCAAGCGATTTCAGCCGCCGTCGTCTCCGGTCGAAAGCAAGGGCTGGCACGACAACGACCGTCTGCCGAAGCCGACCGAGGAGCAGAAGGCGCGCGTGCAGGCGTTGGTTGACGAGATGAACCGAAATCTCGCCGCCAAGGCCATGCCGAAGCCGGGCCATATCGACCGCGTACCGCTCGACGTTTCCCGGCCATCGTTCGAAAAAATGCAGCGCGAAGGTGACCCAAGATTGCACATGACGCCGGAGGGCCTGACGAAACTGTCACGGCGCATGATGGGAGAGCCCGAATGAAAACCAGAAGCACGGCCAGCACGCATTGCCAGCTCTGCCACGAGCGTTTGACGGTCGAGAGCCGGTTTGTCGCCGGCCTCTGCAAAGCATGTCGGAAGCTCAGGGAGGAGGGCGTCCAGCCGCCGTCAAAAATGGAGATCGCCGAATGAAAGAAGACTTATTTCAATTCGTTCCATTGGGGAAAGTGGGGATGTTTTTATTCGAGGGATGGGAAATCGTTGATGACATGGCAGATTGTCATCACGGTGAATATTCAGTGATCATGAGGCGGGGCAAGACAGATGGAAGACTATCAAAATCTTTTGGCGAAGAAGGCCGTATCGTTCGAGGCTCGGGGGTTGAAAAAAATCCCAAAACTATCTGATCAGTTGTTTCCGCATCAGCGCCATTCGACGGAATTTGCATTGCGCACAGGATGCGCAGCGCTGTTCCTCGATACCGGGCTCGGGAAATCATTCTGCGCTCTGGAATGGGCGCGGGTGATCATGGAGCACACAAACAAGTCTGTGCTGATGCTGGCACCATTGGCAGTAGGTCCGCAGCATCAACGCGAGGCCGAAAAGTTCGGGATTGACGCGAAGTACATCCGCGAGCCAACCGAAATAACCGGCATCGGGATATGGATTACGAACTACGAGAGGCTTGATAAATTCAGAGCCGATGAGTTCGCGGGCGTCGTGCTCGACGAAAGCTCAATCATCAAGGGGTTCAACGGGCGCACGTCAAAGGCGTTAATCCAATCGTTCAACCAAACACCATATCGGCTTGCGTGTACGGCAACGCCGGCACCGAACGATCACATGGAGCTTGGGCAGCATTCCGAATTCCTCGGCGTCATGCGTGGGATGGAGATGCTTTCCCGGTGGTTCGTAAATGATACGGCGAGCGCATCGCAAGACTGGCGCATCAAAGGGCACTCCGTCGATGCATTCTGGGATTGGGTGGCGTCGTGGTCGCGCTGCATTGGGATGCCATCTGATGTCGGGTTTTCGGATGACGGTTTTGTGCTTCCGAATATGACGATGCAACAGCATGTTGTTGAGGCTGATCGGTCAATAGATCGAGGCGAGGAGAAAGATGGCCAGGCGCGCATTTTCAGAATACCCGAGACCAGCGCCACATCGATACACCGCGAGAAGCGAATGACGATCGACGCGCGTGCCGATGTCATAGCTGAAATTGTCGGGCGCGAAACATCGGAGCCATGGATTATATGGTGCGATACGGATGCAGAGGCGGATGCACTCACGGATCGCATTCCGGGTTCGGTCGAGGTGCGCGGATCGATGTCGGCGGATGTCAAGGAGGATCGGATCGTAGGGTTCTCGGAAGGTAAAATTCGAGTGCTCGTAACGAAGCCGTCAATTGCAGGGTTTGGCCTCAACTGGCAACATTGCGCGCGGCAAGCGTTTGTCGGTTTGTCGTTCAGCTACGAGAGCTTCTATCAGGCAATTCGCCGATCATACCGGTTCGGACAGAAGCGAGATGTGCATGTGCACGTGGCAATGGCCGACACGGAAAAGGCGATATGGGATGTGGTTAGCCGCAAGGCTGAGGATCACGACAAAATGAAATCTGCTATGCGCCAGAGCATGGCGCGGGCGGTTGGTGCTGCCCGGGCGCGCGAAAAATATCAACCTATTACGAATGTCAAAATACCAGGGTTCATCACGGGGAAAGCAGCATGACGAAAACGATAATCAAACAGCAGGACGGCAAGAACTGGACGGCAGTGCACGGCGATTGCGTGATGGGGATGTCTGATCTGCCGGATGAGAGCGTAGGTTTTTCGGTTTATTCGCCGCCGTTTGCTGATCTGTTCGTCTACAGCGATAGCGCGGCAGACATGGGCAATTGCGCAGATGACGTTTCCTTTTTCGAACAATACCGACACGTCATCGAACAGAAGATGCGCGTATTGAAGCCCGGCCGGCTCACAGCGGTACATTGCACAGACCTGCCAACTCGCAAATTCAAGGATGGTGTTATCGGCCTCAAACCGTTCAGCGACGATATCATGCGCGCGCATATCGATGCCGGTTTCATCTATCATTCTCGGGTGACTGTGTGGCGCGATCCGGTTGTCGAGATGCAGCGCACCAAGGCGCTTGGCTTGCTCTACAAGCAGCTAAAGAAGGACAGCGCAATGAGCCGCGTCGGCATGGCCGATTATGTGATGGTGTTTCGCAAGCCGGGCGATAATCCAGAGCCCATAAAACATAGCCCAAACGATTTGCCAGTCGATCTATGGCAGAAGTACGCAAGCCCGGTATGGATGGATGTCAGCCAAACGGATGTTCTGAACGGGCGAATGGCTCGTGACGCGGAAGATGAGCGGCACATATGCCCGTTGCAATTGCCGCTCATCGAAAGGGCGATTCATTTATGGTCAAATCCAGGTGACGTAGTTCTTTCGCCGTTCATGGGGATCGGCAGCGAAGGCTTTGTTGCGATGAAAACCGGCCGCAAGTTCATCGGGTTCGAACTGAAGGAATCGTATTGGCGGCAGGCGTGCAAGTTTATCGAAGAAAGCGAGGCGAATGCGTCGGGTGGTTCATTGCTCGATATGATGGCGTCATGACCGATAACCCGCGCGCTTGCATGGTGGCTCTTCTGATCTCACTGCTCGCGGTCGGCTGGTTCGACACGTTTGACGAGTTCAGCGTTTCTTGCACATGGCAGCATGGCTCTGTGATCAGTCACGCGGGCAACCAGTACTGCGCAGGATGGGTAACAATTCTGGGGGTGCGAATGGCACGATGAAAGTACCGGCCAACATGAAGATCCAGAAGGACGCCAACGGCAAGATGCGCTTCAAGGTGCTTGATCTATTCAGCGGGATAGGCGGGTTCTCCCTTGGCCTCGATCGTGCTGGCGGGTTTGAAACAGTCGCGTTCTGCGAAATTGAGCCTTACTGCCAAAAGGTTTTGGCGAAGCATTGGCCAGGAGTGCCGATCTATGACGATGTCAGAACTCTCACAGCCGACACTCTGGCCCGAGATGGAATTGGAGTCGATGTCATCTGTGGGGGATTCCCGTGCCAGGGAATATCTGAAGCCGGACTTCGTGAAGGATTGCAAGACGCTCGCAGTGGGCTATGGAGCGAGTACGCCAGACTTATTGGCGAGATACGACCCAAATACGTCATCGTGGAAACGTCTCAGAGTTGCTTAGAAATGGGATGGGCCGAGTTATCGGCGACTTGGCCGAAGTCGGGTATGACGCGGAATGGCACAGCATACCGGCTCTCGCCGTTGGTGCCGACCACATTCGAGAACGTATCTGGATCATTGCCTACCCCAACAGCGCAGGGATTGAGGTCTCTGAACAGAGCAGGGGGCAGCAACGCCATGCGGAAGTGGGCAAAGATTCTTCCAAAGATTATGCCGACGCAAACGGCTCACGATTACCGCGGCGGATGCAAACCGGAGCGATCTCTGAAGATGCGCGAGCAATCAGCCCGTGGCTTGGACTTGCCATCAGTTCTGCGCCTGCTTTTCCCGGAATCGACGGGGCTGGTTCGCCCGTCTTGGGCAGAGGCGAGAATGGGGTTCCCAATCGGGTGGACAGATGTCACGCCATCGGAAACGCCGTCGTCCCTCAGATCCCCGAACTCATCGGAAGAGCCATAATGGAAGCATCCGAATGAAGATTCCCCGCAACATGCGCTTGGTGAAAGACAAGGACGGCAAGATGCGCCTGGTCGAGATAATCAACCCGAAGCTGGACGCGTCGGCGAAGATCAGAATGCGAAAGAGCAAGAAGCAACGGCCAGCGAGGCGAACGGTATGAGGACGAAGACTGATGGCAGAATGGACCCACAATCACTTCGGGTCGCTTGAGGACGCCTGCGCCGTCTGGCGACAACAGGCAGACCAGTTCGAGCAAGACGCAGCAGAGCTGGAATTATCGGCGATCAACGGCGAACGCACGTGGCAAGAGGCATTCACAATCCTGAAATGCGGGGTCTCCGGCCCGATCAGTGATCAGGAAATTGACGAAGCAAGGCAGCAGTTGAGAGATATCAGGGGAGGGTTAACCGATGTGATGCCCGATAAAAAATATCACATTCTCAACGAGTGTTGGCTATCTGGGCAAATGACAGCTGCGCAGATGCAGCAGCACATGCGCGATGATCCAGAATTCGCAGAGTGGAAACGGAAAAACACATGCAGGGGCAATCCATGAATTGGGAACAGCAAAACGAAGCCGGGATCGAGGCCGCGCGCCGAGGCCCTGCCCGGCAATGGTACATCCTCAGAGTGGATAGCCAGCGCATCGGCAGGGCAATCGAGGTACTGCCATTTTTCGATTGCGTCGCTTTCGTCCCGACCGAAACCAAGGTCGTCAAAATCGGCAGCGGCAGCCGTAAGCGGGCCGTCGAGCGCCATCAGCCTCTCATGACGGGCTATGTCGTGGCAGGGTTTCAAGCTGCGCCGCAGTGGTGGAGCCTGTTCGATCAACCGTGGATATACGGCGTTCTCACGCGCGGCGGCTGGCCCGCAGTCATCCCGCCGGCAGCACTGGAGCGCTGCTATGGCATCCACCACGCCAAGGCCGCATCCCTCCCGGGTGCAAAGTCGTTCAAGCCCGGCGACCACATCCGAGTGTGTGGCGGCGGTTTTGCCGGACACGAGGCGCAACTTCTGGAAATCACCGGCAATGAGGGGAAATTCATCTTGGAGCTATTCGGCAAGGCGCACCAGGTCAAGATGTCGTTGTCGGAAGTAGAGGCAGCGTAGCATGGCAGACATAACGATGTGCCAGGACGGCGAATGTCCAAGTGCGAGCGAGTGTCACCGCTACCGTGCGGTGCCATCCGATAACCAAAGCTATCAAGTGTTCGACATTCCGCCCGGCGCGTTCGAATGCGAGGATTTCATTCAAAGTGTTGCAATAACAGCCCATAGCTGGGGAATACGTATTCGCGCCACAGTCAAGCCCCCGAACAGGTGATAGTCGGGATCATGCGTTTTGCGTCAGTCAGCGTCCCTTTCAATCCCCATGGGAGCAAAGATGCGAAATGATCACTCGCACTATGACGACCGTGGCCCTGGCTGCCGTACTGGCGATTGGGTCACATCAAGCCAACGCCTCTGACCTCGGAGGCAACTGCTGCGCCGACCTCGAAGAGCGAATTGCCGAACTTGAGGCCACGACCGCTCGCAAGGGCAACCGCAAGGTTTCTCTCGAAGTGTCAGGCCAGGTTCACGAAGCAATCGTGTACTGGGATGTTGACACTCCAACCGGTGCAAGCGAAGAGTCCAATGTGTACATTGGTACGCATAACTCGAGCCGTTCGCGTTTCCGATTCAAAGGTGCTGCCAAGATCAATGCTGACTGGTCGGCAGGCTTCCTGATGGAAATCGGTGTTCGTGCGAACCACTTGGGTGGCAATACGCAGGGAAGTGCATACACAGTTGCTGGTCTCGACATTCGGCATGAGGCGCTTTACGTCAAGTCGAAGTCGCTTGGTACCGTTTGGTTGGGCTGGACGTCTTCGGCTGCTGACGGCATCACGGAAATCTGCCTGGGCTGCGGCCTTGGCAACGGTCCGGACTACGCTGACGACATGGGCGATATGGTTGACGGCAACGGTGACCGGTTCGATCGCCTTGGTGGTCGTCAAGGAGCGTTCGTCGGTGAAGGCGATCGTCGCGAAGTCATCAAGTACATTTCGCCTACTATTGCTGGCTTCTCAGTATCTGCTGCCTACGGACAGGATGACTTCTACGATGCAGCCCTACGCTATGCAGGTGAGTTCGGTGCGATCCGGATTGCAGGTGGTGTCGCCTACCAGCGTGATACAACGAACGTGAGCCAAAATGCTGCTTTGACGTCCACGGGCACCGTAACCTTCGGCGATAACAACCCGGGCTTCATCTCGCGATCGGCATGTAACGGTTTCATGAATGCGATCGACTGCGAAAGCATCGGCGCATCATTGAGCATCCAGCACACACCAACTGGCCTTTACGTGGCAGGTGCTTACGGTCGTTCTGAAGAAAAGAACGATAACAGTGAGGACAACGTTGCTTGGCACGTGACAGCTGGTATCAACTCTAAGTGGTCGTCGCTTGGTAAGACCAACATTTGGGGTATGTACACACAGGCTGACAGCGATACCGGTCCGAATGCAACGGCTGTTGCTGGGAATGTTGGTGGCGATACCGATGCAAACACCTCGCAGCTCCGCATCTACGGTGTTGGCATCGAGCAGGAAATCGACGCTGCTGCTATGCGCCTGTACGTCTGGTACAAGCACTTCGATGGCGAGCTCAACAACGTTGACTCGGGCTCGATGGACCAGGTCGTTGCTGGTGCTTTGATCAAGTTCTAATTCAGCTCGAATTTGAGCTAGTCACTGGGAGAGCCGTCCTTCGGGACGGCTCTTTTTTTGTTTGTCGATGGGCGTGCAGGCAAAGACGCTTGCAGGTTCCGCCAGCATCATGCACGTGCCAAGCGGGCTGTTCGTCAGTGGCTCTGCCGGCCAGATCAAAGCTATGGGCGAGGAACTCCGTGGCTATCATGGCCGTGTCGGTTTCGAGCAAAAGCTGTCCGCCATGGGCAAAACCACGCTCTTTGGCGAATACGGCCGGATCGAAGTCAAAGGCATCGATGAAAAGCCGTTCTACATCGGCGGCGGCATGGTCCAAGGGATCGACGCGGCAGCGATGGAGCTTTACATTTCGGTGCGCAAATACGATCTCGACGGCGCGCTGCCCGGCCTCATCGACGATGCTACCGTCGCGGTAGCTGGTGCCCGCATCAAATTCTGATGTGACGCAAAAGCCTCAATCAACAGCAAAACAACGCTGTTGATTGAGTTGGTTCGCGTGCTGTGGTAATTGATTTGCCAAGGGACGATGCTCGTCTGAATTGGACCCCGTAAGCGCAGGTCCCGGAGCACCCCGGCCAACACTTGCATTGGCCACATTGGGGCATTGCGCCCAAACCTCGGAAAGATCATGACCCCCCGGCAGGCACTCACGCAGGAGCTTGACCGCATAATTGCGGACGCTGAAAGCGCAAAGCGCCTCATCAATTTGGATCGCCGATTGACCGACGACTGTTTTGCAGAGTTCGACGCCCTGCTGTCCTATCAACGCGCATACGGCCTTGCTGTGTTGCTTGTGCATTTGCAGACCGCAACCCGCTCAATCGAGTATCACTAATTCGCTTGCGCCCTCCGCACAATCGCTGATAGCCCTTAGTGGCACTCCCGGACACGGGCGCGGGCGAATACCATAGAGAGATACAATGACCACATGCGCATGAAGGGATTACGCGATGCGTGAGTTGCACGGAAAATAAGCCCGGAAACGATCTGGAATGATGTATCTGCGTGATATGCCTGCTGGCTATGGTGATGACCGCGCTAAATTTTAGCCGCTGGAGATGTCCTGTACTTAGTGCATCCAGATATGCCGGTGCTGAAAATGTTGCATGGAGAAAAATTCTGGCGGGATGCCATCCTTAACGTAAAGATTACGTCATCCTGTTGCGTACCCCCTCACAACTAAACTTCGAGGATAATCCAATGCTTTGGAAACGCAGCGACAAGCAGCGCGATCCGCTGTGGCTACACTTCGCAGTCCTTTCCCTGCTCGGCGTCGGCATTGCCTACGTTGATGCAAGGCTATCCTACAATTTCGGCACATCGATCGATTCCACCGTCGCGCTCGGCCTCGGCGGCATTTCGATCGGAGCCGGCATCATGCCCGTCATGGCCATCTATCAATGGCAGAAAGGGCACAAGGACTTTGCAAAGTTCCTAAGCTGCGTGGCCGTCGCCCTGTTCGCCTTCAACTGCCTGAGCAACATGGGTGTATCGACCGCCAACCGTGTTGTCGAGGTGGCCGACGCCAACGTCAAAAAGGCCAACTACCAAGAACAGGCCAAAGCAACCGAAGAAGCCAAGGCTAGGCTTGCGATCTTTCAAAAGCAGCTCACGACACTGATCGCAGATAACGCATGGGCGGCCACCGTCACCGCAGACGGTTTGCGTCAGCAGGTTGCCGATCTTCGTGTCTCACGGGAATCGGAAGCTAACCTCGGCGGATGCGGCCAGAAATGCCGTGCCATCGAAAACCAGATCGCCGAAATCCAAGGCCGCATCTCTGTCGTAGAGCAGCGCCAGACGCTCGACAGCCGTATCGACGCCACCAAGAAGGTGCTTGCCGACGCCCGCAGCACCTTGGCGTCTGCTGATTCCGGCATCTCGCACACGGCCAGCCAAGCCAGCCTTTACAGCCGCTGGACGATTGGATGGTTCGAAGATGGTGAAGGACAGGGCGCACTCAGAAACGCAAACGAGGCCATGGGTATGCTCATGGCGATCGTCATTGCAATCGCCTCGGTCGGCTTCACTCTGGCGAGCATCTGGCCGTATCTCATGACCATCACCCCGGATACGCCAATACCGGGCGCGCGCTCACCGCAAGCAGATCCCGTGCCGACGGCCCAGGCATTGCCGGAAACGCCCGCCCCGCCGCGAAACACCCTGCCGGTGTCGGTCACAACCATCGGGCAGCTCAACATGCAGCGTCTCCGGGAGCGTCTCGCCGGATCAGACTTGAGGCTCGCATGATCAGCAAGCTCACAGCAATACTCAAGGACTGCCAGCCGTTTATCATGCTGGTAGCCTTGATCTTCGGCGTCATGGGGGCATGGCTCGCTCTGGCTGACATCCTGCCCGTCATCAAGCAGGTATGGGTGCCGAAAGGAACAGCCCAGTCTCACGCCATTGTCGGGGCTTGTCTCGCAATTATCGCCGGGCGAGGCTGATACGATGTCAGATAATCTCACGCCAAAGCAGGAAAAGTTTCTCAACCATTACCTGCAACACGGAAACGCAACAGAGGCGTATCGTCATGCCTATAAGACGAACGGGATGAACGAAGCATCCATCGGCAGAGAAGCGCATTCACTTCTCAAAAACCCCAAAATTGCCCCAAGATTACTTTCAATGCAGCGGAAGGCCTCAGAAGAGGCTGTCCTATCGCGCGCATGGGTGCTCGAAAAACTCATGCAGAACGCTAAGGATGCACACAAGCTCGAAGACTTCACAGCCTCAAACAAAGCCCTAGAGCTTCTCGGCAAGACCGATGAACTAAGCATGTTCGTAGAGAGAAAACAGGTTGAGAGCGACAATCGACATCATCACTCAGCGGAACCAGTATCCGCGTTTGATGAGTTCCTTGCAGGAGTTGCCGGAAAGTCATCAGAAGGCACACCTGAGGACACTGTACCGAACTGACCTTTATGCACTACTCAGATATGGGCTGCGTCGACCCGACGTGGATCATCCATGGATATTCGAGCGGTGTCGGCAGGTTCAGCGGGAAATGGACGGTGTTCTCGATTTATGGGCCCGAGAGCACTACAAGTCGACCATCATCACGTTTGCCGGCAGCATATTCCGGATCATTCGCAGCCACGGCGACGATGCGCTGACAGAACGCGAAGTAACGATCGGCATATTCAGCCACACGAAGCCGATAGCGAAAGGGTTTCTGCGTCAGATCAAGTATGAACTCGAAACGAACGACCATCTGCAATCCGTGTTCGATGACATATTCTGGAGTTACCCGCGGAAAGACTCGCCGAAGTGGACAGAAGACGAAGGCATCGTTGTTCGGCGCAAAAGCAATCCGAAAGAGGCAACAGTTGAAGCACATGGCCTGGTCGATGGCCAGCCAACGTCGAAGCATTTCTTACACCTGATGTACGACGACGTGGTGACGCTGGAATCGGTCACGTCACCGGAGATGATCAAGAAAACCACGGCCGCATACGAGATGTCGACCAACCTCGGGTCTGAGGGAGGCACATTCGCAATGGCCGGCACGATCTACAACTTTGGCGATACATACATGCAGCTTCGCAAGCGAAGCGCTGTGAAAACCCGCGTTCACCCATGCACCAAGAATGGAGAAGAGGATTTCCGCGACGATAATTGTGTGCTGCAGTCGCCCGAATATCTGCGCAAGAAGCGCGTTGCTCAGGGGCCGTACACGTTTGGCACGCAAATGCTGCTGAACCCGAAAGGCGATAACGCGCAGGCGTTCAAGGAAGAGTGGCTGTGCTTCACGAGAAGCGAGCCTACGGCGCTTGGGATGAATGTCTACATCCTTTGCGACCCGGCGAACGAAAAGCGCAAGACAAGCGATTACACGACGTTCTGGGTTATCGGACTAGGGCCGGATCAGAAATATGTTGCGCTCGATGTGGTTCGCGATCGCCTCAACCTGACAGAGCGCACGGAGACACTCTTCGACCTGCATCGGGCGTGGAAGCCCAAAGGTGTCGGTTACGAAAAATACGGGATGCAATCGGACATCGAGCATATCCGATCAGAGCAGGAAGACCGAAACTATCGCTTCGACATCCGGGAACTGGGCGGAAGTACGCCGAAGCTGGATCGCATCAGGAAGCTGATACCGCTCTTTGAGCAGCGCCGCATGTATCTGCGCCAGCGCAAGATGTACACCGACTATGAAGGCAACACGACCAACCTAATCGAAGCGTTCATTGAGGAAGAATACAAAGCGTTTCCAGTGATGGCGCATGACGACATGCTCGATTGCCTGGCGCGCATCGTTGATCCGGATCTCGGCGTCGAGTGGCCAAGACTGGATGAGTATCAGGGAAACCGCCAGTCGAGTACCTCGTCAACATCATCACGAGCGCAGAAGGTGCGGAGATACAGATAGATGACAAACGTGTTTTCAGGCCCCAAGCCTCAGGCGGCAGCGCCAAAACAGCCGACGCAGATCAAGATCCCCGACGCGAACGATCCGGAAGTTGCAGCACAAGCCCGCATCAAACGGCAGGAAGACGAAAAAAACCGCAAGGGACGGGAGTCGACCAACCTTTCAGCGCAGCCGCTCTACTCACGGAGCAAGCTCGGCTAGATGGATAGCAATGCACTCGAGCTGATCAAGCGCGGCGACGAGCGCTTTTCAAAGCGCGCACAGCTCGACAGCTTCCGGCATGAGGTCGCGCTGAACTTCGCACCGTGGCTGGCGGAATGGACATCGCCGTTGCAATGGGGCGAGGACTTCGCGTCACATCTGGTCGATGGTACACCGCTGCTACTGGCCCGCGATTACGTCAACCAGATCGGGGCGATGCTCAGGCCACCCGGCAAGCAGTGGTTCTGGCGCCGGACAGCATCGGAAGACCTGAACAACGACCCGGCGGCGCGGAATTATCTCGACTGGCGATCACGCCAGACCATGCGCATGATATTCGACCGCAAGACCGGCGCGCAGCGCTCGCTGAAGCATGCCGACGTGTTCTATGGTCTGTTTGGCGATGCTGTTGTATCGATCGACACGGACGATGTGCTCGAGACGCTGCGCATAAACTCATTCCACACCAAAGATTGTGTGTGGGCGATGGGGCCCGAGAACAAGCCCGACGTTCTGACCCGAAAGGAATGGGTTAGCGCGCGGAATCTTATGAAAAAGTTTCGCCAATCAGGCGACAAGCTGCATGAAAAGGTCCGCGAAGCATACGACAAGCAGCCCGATCGCACGTTTGAAATCAGGCACGAGGTGCTGCCGGCCGATGAATACGAGCCCTATAAGCGATTCAAGGCACTGAGGCCGGCGCAGCGGGCCAGCTTTGCATCAGTCTGGATCGACGTTGAGAACAAGTGCGTGATCCGCGAGCGCACGACACCGACGTTCCGCTATGTCATTCCCGCGTCGCTCAGAATGCCAAACGGCCCTTATGGGCTATCGATGGCAACGGTGATCGCGCTGCCTGATGCGCGGCTGATCCAGCAGCAGGCGCTCGCGATACTCGAGGCCGCCGAGAAAAACATCGACCCGCCCTTGATTGCCATGGACGGCGACACAATCCGAGGTGATATCGATCTATCACGCAACGGGATCACATGGATCGACCGGGCATATGATGATCGAAACGGTGCGCCGCTTGTGCCGCTCGAACTTGGCAAGAATTTCCAGCTTGGCATTGACAGCCTGGTTCGCACGGAGATGCAGATCACGCGAGCGTTTCATCTCGATGTGCTCCGCATGCCCGACACGCGGGGCACCAAGTCTGTCGAGGAAATACAGTTTCGCATCGATGAGTATGTGCGCTCGGCTTTGCCGCTGTTTGCGCCGATGCAGGCGGAATACAACGAGGCCATGCTGTTTGAGGTGGATGCCGTCGCCGAAGCGCTTGGGGTATTCCCGCGCGATGAGATGCCGGACATGCTCAAACGTGAAGGCGATGATGTCAATTACGCATGGGATAACCCGCTTACCGATATGATGGAGCGCCAAAAGAGCCAGGAAGTCGCGGAAATCGCGCAACATGCGCAGGCGGTTCTGGCTCTTGAGCAGGCCGCCATGGAATCGAAAGCGCTGCGCCGGTTCAACACGGAGCGCATGGCGATCGAGCCAGCAGTCGGCCTTGGTGGCGCGCGGTATCTGCTCAGTGATGAAGAGATGGAAGACAAGTCCGAGGAAATGGATCAGGCTAAACAGCAGCGCCAGATGATCGAGGCGGCGCCGAACATGGCGCAGATCATCGATAGCGGCGTCAACGCTGCGCAAGTAGCAAGCGAGATACCGAACCCGGCGACGCCTGGTGTGCCGCTGCTGCCGATGCCGCAATGATGGATGATCACAAGTGGACTGGCGAAGACGCTGGCATGTTTCGCGCGCTGCTCGATGGTAAGGCAGACGCGCACATGCAGCACAGAGCCGTCAAGTATCTGGTCGAGGTGTTGTGCGGGATAAATCGCGTTCCGCTGGTGCCCGGAAACCCGGATATGACGGCATTCAACTCGGGTACGCAATGGATCGGGCGGCAGATACAGATCGCCGTCACGACGCCGCCCGAAAAGTTCAAGGAAAGTGACAATGAGCGAAGCACAGATCGCAGAGACCACATCCCAACAGCCACCGAGCGCGCCACCACCGGAAGCGGTCGATCCGCCCGCAATCGGCGGTAAGTCAAACGGCAACGTTTCCCCGCCGAGCGAACAACAAGCAGAGCAGAAGGCGGATACCACACAGCAGTCAGAGCCGGTTGACTGGGCTACGGACTGGCGCGCACACCTCGCGGCCGACAATCCCGATGCGCTCAAGGTGCTGTCGCGCAGCAAGACGCCGCAAGACATGGTGCAGCGGCTCGTTGAGCAGAGCAAGGAACTATCAAAGCGCGCTGTGTCCGGGGAGTTTCCGGCGGACGCAGACGAAGAAACGCAACAGCAATGGCGCGATCATCATGGTGTGCCGGCGGAAGGCACGCTCAAAGCTTACGAGATCAAGACGCCAGAGGGTTACGATCTGAGCGAAGTTGAGGCCGGAATGCTCGACGAGTTCGTCAAGGAGATGCACGGCGAGAATGCGCCCAAAGCGCTGATGCAGAAGACCGTTGATAAATGGTTCCAGAAGAACGCCGCCAACGCGCAGGCAATCCGGGCGCTTGATGAAGAGCGATCCAATGAATGGATGCAGCAGACACAGAAGGAACTCGGCAAGGATTATGAGCCGATGCTATCCGCTGCAAACGCATACTTCGAGCAGCGCATTCCCGATAAGACGGCGCGGGCAGAGTTCCTGAGCGCGCGACTGCCCGGCGGCGGACTGCTCGCCAATCATCCTGAATTTGTGAAGATGGCGGCCGACCTCGCCCTGCAAAACGGCTACGGCGATCGGATCGAGGCGAACAGCATGGAATCTGGCGGCAAGTCACTGGCTGAACAGCACCACGAGATCAGCAAGCTGCTCGACACCGACCCGGCCCGCTACAACCTGCCCGCAACGCAGGCGCAATTGGACAAGATCATCGGCCTGCGCTTTGCGCGCGGTGAAATCGACGAATTCGGACGCGAGAAGAAATAATCGCGATCGTGCAGTAACGCCACGCGGCACCCTCGAAAGAGCCCCGCATTCTCTGGCGCTTTGCGTACCCTTTCACGCTTCATCGTCGCCCTGCATGACGCCTGCTGGCCCCGGCAACGGTTCCCCGGCACGCGCCTTGTCGCAGCACCCGAACGGTTGAGCATCATCACATCATCCATACCCAGGAGGTTTGATCATGGCTCATCCCGAGTCAATCAAATATCGATCTGAATTTATCAGGTCGTTCAACCAGTCTGTGTCTCTTCTTTCCGATCGTTGCACCGATGAAAGCATTTCGTCCGGCCGCTCTGCCGTGTTCGATGTTGCGGACCTCGGCGGCGACCTGGCAACCCGTACTGTGGATGGGCGCCTGCCGCGCCTGACTTCGAACGACAGCCAGGTGACGGCCACGCTCCAGGAGTACGGCGGCACGATGGAAATCACATCGTTCGAAAAGTTCACGTCTCAGTCCGACGAGCGGTCGAAGATGAACGCCAAGATTATGGCGCGCGTCAACCGTCGTCTCGACCGGATTCTGCTTTCTGAACTCGACAATGCCTCGACGCAGTACAAGTCCGGTACAGCCCAGACGCTGACAAGCGCCGTTGCCACGGACATCATTGCAGAGCTGGCGGAAAACGAGGTTGAGATCAGTCCAAACGATGTTACCTTCATCATCAGTCCGAAGGCACATCATCAGCTGCTCAAGAATGCCTCTTATTCTTCGAGCGACTACGTGTCGGCCAAGCCGTTCGACGGCAACGCCGGGCAGTACGCCAACGAGCGCAAGATCAAGACATGGCTCGACGTTGGCTGGATGGTCTCGCCGCTGCTGACCGGTATCGGCACGGCAACGTCGAAAATGTTCGTTTTCCACCGCCGCGCCGTCGGCTGTGCGAAGCCAAGCGAGCAGATCATGTATACCGCCGGCTTCGACGATCAGCACCACTATCATTTCTGCTCGGGCACCGTGAAAGCGGCGACCAAGATCCTGCAGCAGGGTGGCATCCTCGAAGTCATCCACGATGACACCGCAGCCTAAGGGAGAATAACTCATGGCTTACTCTACCACTGGCCTGCGTATGGTGCGGGCCGGCACGATCAACGAATGGGTGCTCTACACCACCGATCCGATCGCAACCGCGCTCGGCGCCGGGTATATCTCGGATGCTGCGGCGACCGGGCAGTCGGCCGGCAAGGGTATGGCGCCTGGCGACAAGGTAACGGTACTTCAGGTTGACGCCATCCCGGCAAGCCAGAACGCCGTATCTGCGTGCTATGACCGCAGCGAATGCTTTGTTGCCTCGATATTGTCCGGGGCGGCGACGCTCGCCGTGGAAGGCGTCGGCGCGATCACTTACGACATCGCGCTTGCGGCGTCATCGACGACGGACGGTATGGACATCACGATCACGGTGAAAGATACCGGCGGCAACACGATCGCCGGCACGCATCAGTTCGAGATGTATATGTCTGAAGCGGCGACGGGCATCGGCATCACGGGCGATGCCTACTCGGGTGACCTCACGGCAACCGTTGGTGCTATCCTCTCGGCAGTCACGGCCAAAAAGCATTGGTCTGTGGTGACCGCGGCGACCGGCATCTTCACTGCAACGCTGGTCGATTCGGGCAACCCGACAGACCAGTATGTGGTGGTTCCTAACAACGCAACCGGTTCACTGACGGTTTCTGCCGCATCCGGCACGAGCTGGGAAGGCGCATAACAATAGCGGGGCGGGCGATAGTGCCCGCCTCATCCATTTGGAGGATATATGAGCAATCAAAAGGAATGCCCGACGAGCGAACTGCGCTCAGCGCACGAGGTGCGTGTCGAATTCTTTCACCGGCCAGCCAACGGCGTCACTCTCGCGGATGTCTGCGAGCCCGGATACTGGAAGCACGTCTGGCGCCAACTCAACACATCGCAGAATGCGCTGATCGACGTGGTGGCCAAAGACCAGTCATGGGAAGCGCTGCTCCGCGTTTATGCCGTGGGTGATGGCTTTGCCAAGGTGCGTGTGCTCCGTGAGTGGAGCGAAGAGCGCAAGCCCGGCCGGCAACCATCGCTGCCTGAGGGCTGGCAGGCAGAGTTCGCGGAAGGCTCCGGCTGGCGCGTGCGCAACGGCCACGGCGAGGTCATCGTCTCTGGCCAGTCGACAAAGCCTGATGCGATCACGGCCGCCAAGAAGCTGGCTGAGAAGGTATCAGCCTGATGGCAGCCACTACCAAGCTGATCCTATACAACGACGTTCTGCGCGAACTGAGGATCAACTATCCGCTCGCCAATCTGGACGATGCAAACCCGCAATTGAACGCACTGGAGGGCGCGTTCAATCATGCGGTCGAATACGTTTTGAGCCGGGCCGACTGGAATTTCGCCCGACGCCGCGCCACACTGACCGGCATCAGCAATTCCGCCTATCCGCCGTACACCTACACCTATGCGGTGCCGGATGATTATCTCAGGGTGTGCTGGATCAAGACCAACGCCGACGATAGCGCAGAAATCGATTATGCCGAGGTCGGTGCATCGCTCTATGGATTTCTTGGCTCGGCCCTGATCGAGTATATGTCGGATCATGCCGACAACTACGATCCCGCAAACTGGCCGCCGCACTTCACCCGCGCCGTTGGGCAGTATCTCGCTTATCTGACCGCACCATCACTGGCCCGCGCCGGCGATGATGCGCAGTCAAAATTCTGGTCGCAGTACCAGCAGGCAGAGATGGAGGGGCAGGAATTTGAAGCCCGCACCCTCACAAACCAGAATATTCCAGTCAATCGTCACCCGGTCATGCGCCGGGCGATCGAGTTTCTTGGCCAGGCCTATGCCGGTTCCGTTCCGATCCACTCGCAAACAGCGAAGCTGCGCTATTACATGCAAGAGTCATGGGACCATGCGGTGCGCTACGTACTCGAGCAGGGCGCATGGAATTTCGCGTCACGGCGCGCGATCATGACCGGTGGGTCAGAGCCGATCCCCGGGGGTACGGTATCGGACTACATCGAGGGGTATTCAGTGGCTCCGGCGACTGAGCCTGATGAATCGTCTTCCCTCCCGGCCATGAGCGAATATGACTACGGCTTCATTCTGCCGAGTGACTTCCTGCACAAGATATGGATCAAGGCTGACGCCAACAACGAATTTGAATGCGAGCACCAATTCCTACGCGATGCGGTCTATGCGAACTACGAAAACATCGTGATGGAATACGTCTCGAACGACAGTAACGCGGTCGACCCGGAACAATGGCCTGCGACATTCATGGAGGCCGTTGCGGCCTATCTCGCCGTTTGCGTGGCGCCTGAACTGATGATTGAGGACGGCGGCAAGCGTCAGAAGATCACCGCTACAGGCGCTAAGGAAGGCCTGGAGCGCGTATTTCAGGGCAAGCTCGGGGATGCGAAGCGCAAAGATGCAATCCAGCAGATGCGCAAACAGATCCCGCTTGGATCGTTCGCCAGGGCCCGACTTGGCGGCACGTCTTACAGGCAGCGGCGCTACAACTAGATGACACGATCGAATGAACTGATTTTCTCGCTCAATGCCGGCGGCGTCGATCCGCGGGCGCTCTCGCGCGTCGACATGGAGCGCATGCGCATGGCCGGTGAGCACCCGGTTGCGAATTGGCTCCCGAATGTGTTGGGGCCAATGTCTATCCGGCCGGGCGCTGAAATGCTGGCGACGATCAGCAATCAGACCCGGCAGGTTCGGTTCGCTCGCTCGACCGATACCAAATATGTGCTTTTGATGTCGGCGAACGAGATGCGTATCAGTTCCGCCGGCGTCATCATCCAGATTCCAAATGTCTCCACGACCATATCCAGCACCGCATGGAGCGACGTCAGCGAGGGCGCAGCCACGGCGACAGGCGGCGCAACGCTGAGCTTTGCGGGCACGCAAACCAACTCGGCCAAGCTCCGCCAGGCCGTGACGGTTGCGAGCGCCGATCAGGCGCTTGAGAATATCCTGCGCATCGCAGTCGCAAGGGGCCCGCTGGTGTTCCGTGTTGGGACAACGGCCGGCGGGCAGGAGCTGATCGCAGACACCGTGCTCTATACCGGCACGCATAAAATCGCGGTCACGCCCGGCGCTGCCACGATCTATGTCGAGCTGAGATCGGACAGCCCCGTCACCCGTTCCGTGAGCCAGATCGATTTCGAGGCCAATTTGACGTCGGGCGATCTGGTTATCCCGACGCCCTGGACGTGGGCGCAGCTGCAACGGTTGAGAACCTGGCAGTCGGTCGATGTGATCTTTGCCGGTGACGGCGTGCAGCAGCAACGACGCATTGAACACCGCGGCGAAAAATCGTGGTCCGTCGCCACCTATGATGCCTACAACGGGCCATACACGGTGGTCGGTGGCAATATCACAATGACGCCGGGGGCGCTCTCCGGTAACACGACGATAACGGCATCAGAAGGGTATTTTCAGTCCGGTCATGCGGGCACGCTTATTGAACTGACGCAGGTCGGCAAAACCGTCACACAGACGCTGAATGGCGAGGACCAGGCGACCGACTATGTGACTATCACCGGCATTGACGCCGAGCGGGTGTTCTATCGCACCGGGACGGTATCCAGCTTCGTTGGAACATTGACGCTGCAACGATCGGTGGAGGTCGACAATCCTACTGTCTGGGCAGATCAGGTCACATACGTCAACAGTGCCGCGGGTTTCGTGCGAACGGCCTATGATGACGGCCAAGACAATCTGACGGCACACTATCGATTTATCGTGAAAGCAGGCGACTACACATCCGGCAGTGTGGAGGTTACGCTTGAATATGAGAATGCCACGCAAGTCGGGCAGGCGCTGATTACCAGCGTGACCAGTTCAACCGTGGTCGATGTCGAAACCCGCGTTGCCTTCGGCAGTACCAGCGCGACCCGGATATGGCGGATCGGCGCGTGGTCTGACCTGACGGGATGGCCGCGGGTGCCAGTGATCCACGATGACCGCCTGCACTGGTTCGACGACAGCGGTAAGGACTATGCTTCTGAGGTCGATGATTTTCAGGATTTTGATGCATCCCTGAAAGGCGACAGTGCACCGTTTACGCGATCAGTGTCGGGCGGTTCGCTTGAGGGTGTGATGTGGGCGCAATCAGATGATCGCCTGATTGTTGGTACGTCCGGGTTCGAAGCCAACATCCAGGCCAATGATTTCGACGGGGCCCTGACGCCGACTGCCTACACGACGCGCAAGCCGTCGCGGCGTGGTTGTGCGGATATCGAAAGCGTCTCGCATCACGCAGGGATATTCTACGCGCAGCGCTCGGCAAAGCGGCTTTACGAAATGTCGATCCCATCAAGCGACACGCGCTATAGATCGCGTAACGTGTCGCGTCTCAATCCGAAAGCATGTGCGTCCGGCATCGTGCGCATGGCCGTGCAGCTGCAACCGGAAACCCGTCTATATACCGTCCTCACGGATGGCACGATGACGGTGCTTTCCTACGAGATTGATGACGACGTGGTCGCCTTTACCACCGTCACCATACCGGGCGGACTGATCGAAGACGTATGCGTGCTGCCCGAAACAGACCAGGATGACATTTATCTGGTCGTGAACCGGTCGGGAAACCGCTATCACATGCGGCTTGGCAAAGAGGCAGAGCAGGAAGCAGTCGCGACATGCACGCTGCTCGACTACTACAAAGTGCTGACCGGCTCGATCAGCTCGATCAGCGGCGCAACGCATCTTGCCAGCACAACGGTACAGATATGGGCGGACGGGCAGCGGCGGGCCGATGTCACGCTTGACGCATCAGGCAATGCATCGCTCGGGGCGACGTATAGCCGGGTGGTGTACGGACTCAACTTTGATGCCGAGTTTCTGAGCGTCAAACCGGCATACACCGGGCAGCTTGGCACGCTGATCGGCCAGGAGAAGCGGGTCAACAATCTCGGCATGGTGATCAACGACAGTTGTCTCGATGGCATTCAGGTTGGCGTCAAGATGGGTGATCAGGCGGCTCGTACGCATCCTTTGCCGCCAATTATCAACGGCGTGACGCGGACGACCAACCAATTCTATAGCCAGCTGGAACTCGCTCCGTTTCCGCTTGAAAGCGGTTATCACACAGATAGCCGCGTTTACATCAAAGCCTCATCCCAGGAGGGGCCGGTCACGATCGGCTCGCTGGTGTTCGATGTCGAAGCCAATGAAACATTTACGCCCCGCCGATGACCGGGATTGGCGCATATTCTACGGTCAGCCGGCGCCGCTATACTGGTCCGGTCTCGTGCTCGAAGATCCCGTCATGATCCTCGGCATCGGCGGGCTGTATGCGAGCGAAGACGGCAGATGGTGGGCATTCATGAAGCGTGCGCCCGGCGTTGGCTGTGTGTTCTCTGCACAACGCGCTGCGATGCATATGATGGCGGTCGGGAAAGAAGCGGGTTTAACGATTCATGCGCTTGCCGATCCTGCTATAGTTGGTTCGGATAAGTGGTTGCAGCGTTTGGGTTTCCGACGAACGGATGAAATTATGAAAGGGCTCGTCACGTGGACCCTGTTACCCTCGCGGCAATAGGCGCTGCGGCCTCGCAGTCGGCGCCGTTCATCACGGCCGGCGCTACGGCGATTGGTGCCTACGGATCATACCAGGCCCAGCGGTCGCAAGCATCGGAAATGCAGCAGCGCGCCGCCATCGAAGCCGAGAATGCCGACGTGCGCGCCAAGGAAGGGCGCGCGGAAGCCCAGGACCGGGCCGCGATTCGCATGCGCGAAGCCAATCTTGCACAGTCGCGCCTCAAGGCTTCTGCCGGAGCGTCCGGTTCGTCCTCATCCGATCCGACTATCATGGATTTGTGGACCGGGATCGAACAGGAAGGCCAGATCAACGCCGGGCGCGAGATGGCCCGCGGCGAAAGCCGCGCCCAAGGCATCACATACCAGTCTGACCTCAACCGGTGGTCAGCGGATGCCAATGCCAGGATCAAGAAGGCGGCCGCGACATCCACGCTGATCGGCGGAATCGGTGACAGCATCGGCGGGTTCTCGCGCATGCGGGCGCGGTACGGCGGCTATCAGGGGCAATCGACGCTCGCCTATCCCGGCACGCAGTCCGGCTGGAAAACCACAGTGAGGTATGGTTGATGGCGCGTCTGCCGCAAGCTGCCGACCTGATGCGGGAGCCGGTCGGGCTGGATACGCCGGCCGTCAAAGTGCGCCCGATCGATCATTCGCCAACGGCGTCCGCGGCCAATGCGCTTGCCAAGGGCGTAAACAGCATTGCGCTCGGGCTTGATGCAACATGGAAGGCCAATGAGGAAGCCGCGGACTATCAGACGAAAAAGGCCCTAGCAGATTTTCGCTTGGCGACCGATGCCGAGCTTGATGCTTATACCAAGGAAATGCCGCCGGGCGCGACAGGATGGGCTGAGGGCTGGGAGAAGCGCTTCGAAAAACGTGCCAACCAGTTTGTGCAGGGACTGCCGGGCGAACGCCAAAAGGAACTGGTACAAGCATCGCTGATCGCCCAGCACCAGCGCTTGCAATCGCACGCCAACGGCATTGCGCTCAAAGAGCGGGACCGGTTCATCGAGGATGGGCTGGCAAACACCCTGAACGGCCTTGTGAACCGCACGGATCTCGATCCGGCGCGCATGCGGGATGCCCGCACAGAAGGCCGTCAGCTTATTGAGAAGTCGGATCTATCGCCGGCGCGAAAATCGGTGCTGCTCGGCAAATACCGCAAGGCGGTCGAGGGTACTGCGATCCGCTCTCGAATTGCAGTGGCCAAGACGCCGGAAGAGTTCGAGGCAATCCGCAAGGATGTCGAAGGACGCAAGGATGGTGAAGCACTTGCAGGGCCGCCGGGCGTCGGCGTGGCTTATTCGGGGCCTTATAAAAACCTTGATGCCAGTGATCGCGCGACGCTTCGGCGTGTCATTGACCACGAGGAAAAGAACTTTCTGGCCGGCGCGCGCTACGAGATCAAGCAGCAGATGCAGTCGGATCTTTCATTGATCGAGACGACCGGCGAAGGCCTGCCCCGCATCGACCTCGAACGCGCGAAGAAAATCCTCGAGCCGAACCAGGTCAATAGATACCTGCGCCAGCGCGAAGTGGCTCGCTATGCATACAAGCTGCAGAACAACCTGTCATCATTGCCCGATGATGAAATCGTGGCCAGGTTCCGGGACCTGGCGCCGGCACGTGATGCCGATTTTGATGCACGCAACCGGGTTTATCAAAAAGGCATGCGAGCGGTGCAGAAGCTCCAGGAACTGCGCCGCGATGATCCGGCCCGATCGGTCGAGGATACGGAAGACCTCAAGGCGGCCCGCGCTAATGCGCAGGGTGATCCAATTTCCAGGGGCCGGCGCATTATGGCGGCGCGCATGCGGGCGCAGGAAAGCGTCGGGATAGCGGAAGCGGCTCGATCTCCGATCACAGAAGGTGAGGCGCGGCAGTTGCTCGCGCCGCTGGTCGGGCTCAAGGGCGAATACATCTATCCGGAGCTGCAGAAGTTGGTTCCGCAGATCGTGGCGCAATACGGCGAATACGCGGACGAGGCGCTGCGCTACATGGCGCGGACGCTTTACAAGGATTCTGCCAGCCAGGAAGTGTTCCAGGGTGTCATTCAGAACATCAAAGACACCGGCATGGTCGAAGCGGCTGAGAAAGAGCGAATGAAGGCGCTTGAGGAAATCAACGGGCGCAGCAATGCCATGAACCGCGGCGCAGGCTCATTCGGGCAGTCGGGGCTTGCCGCGCAGGCGCCGCCGGAAGCCATCGCCTATTTGAAGGCGCACCCGGAAACAGCCGAGCTTTTCGATCGCAAGTATGGTGCCGGCGTATCTGAGAAAATCCTGAAAGCCAAATAGAGACAGCATGGCCCTTTCTCCGATTGCATTTACAGCGGCGAACGACGACGAAGAACCGATCGCCCAGACGGTTGCATATGAGCCGAAGGCATCGAACCCATACGATCAGTTCGATGAGGCCCCGGCGGCTGCAAATCCATACGACCAGTTTGATCCGAAACGGTCAGAAGACCCGCGCGCGGACGCGCTCGGGCATGCGGCCAACTACCGACATCAAAACCTTTCGGCGCAGGCAGGGCGCAGCCAGGCCAAGGCTTCTGATGGCATCTTGGGCGATTGGGGAAAGCTCACCGAAGACGAGCGCAAGCAGTGGCTCACGAACGAGTTGAATACGGTCGACGAGTCCAAGAAATCCATTCAGGCGGAAATCGCCCGTCAGCAGGAACAGATTGCCAAGTACGCCCGCCCCGGCGAGCCAATACCGCCATTGCTTGAACGGGGCCTGACAGTCGCGCGCCGGCATCTCGATGACATCAACAAGCGCGAAGCCAAGGCGCTGGCGATCCAGCAAGGCAAGATCGAGAACGCCAAGGTCGGGCCGTGGCGCAATATCGTCGATCAGGTGCCGCTGGGGCTTCTCGACAGCTTCGTTGCCAATACGATCAAGAGCGCCGGCCGGGCCGCCGGATATCTCGGGCGATCGGCCGGCGCGGACATAAATCCGGACAACAACCAGATCGTGCGGGCCGGCGAAGTCGTGTCGCGATGGGCCAATGAGCTATTTCCCGGCGACAAGGCGCGGCAGGAAGAGTTCATCACCAAGCTTGCCAACGGCGCTGGCCAGATGGCGGGCTTCATGGGTACGAATGTGTTTACCCTGCTGGCGACCGCGAGCGTGAAGGCCGCGACGTTGGCGACGATGACAACCGGCGCGCTGGTATCGGGTGAGGAGCAGTTCAAGAGCGCCACCCAGGCGATGAAGGCCCGTCCGGGCACGGTGTCGGAAGGCGACCGGCTGGCCTCATACCTGATCGGCCTTGCCCTTGGCACGACGGAAGCGCTGCCGATTGCGAAGATCATTGGAGGTGGCGGGACAATAACAAACCGGATTGTGACCGGGGCGCTGGCGGAAGGCACGCAGGAAGCGGGGCAGACGTTCGGCGGCAACGTCACGGCACGGCTTTACTACGATCCCAACCGCAAGCTGAGCGAGGGCGTGGTCGAGGGTTTTGCGCTTGGCGCCATCCTTGGCGGTGGAGCGGGGGCGCTGTTCAGTGGTGACGCGGCGGCTGTTGAGGCCAAGCCCGCGGAGCCGCCGCCGCTCACTGATTCGGTTCCCGTCAATGAAAATGTTTCACGTGAAACAACGCCCGAGCCGCAAGGCGTCAATGGCGCACTGGAAATCTCCGGTCTTCCGGCCATTGATGCGGGTGAGGTCGTGCGTACCGCTCAATCGCTCGGCATCGATATCGATGAAAATATCGTCCGCCAGATTATCGAAGGTGACGAACAGACCGGGGCATTGCCACCGGTAATGCCCGAAAATGTGAAAGCGCTCGAAGACTACATTGTCGACGGCGGGAATCTGTCACGACGCAATTACCGCGATATTGCGCAGAAGGTCGGCGCACTGGAAAGCCAGATGCCGGCGCTGATGGGCGCGATGGAAGAGCGCGGCCTTGTCCGTCGCGATTTCAGAGGAGACCTGCGGACCGGCCCGCGCGTCCAGGAGATGAAGGCCGAACGGCGAACACAGCAGCAGGTTGACGAGATATTCTCGGAAGCCATGGCGCGCTATGGCCAGATGCTACCCGAAGGCACAACGGTTGAAGCGTTTCGATGGCAAGAGGGAATGCCGTTCGCGCAGTATCAGGACGGCGTGATTTCAATTTCGCATGCAGCGCTTGATCCAGCCGAGTTCATCCGGCACGAGGCAGTTCATGCGCTTAGGGCTTCAAACCTGTTCACGGCAGCGGAATGGAAGCTGCTTGTCGAGCACGCATCGGACAAGATCGCACCGCATTTGCTGGCGCAATACCGTCAAGCCTATCAGGCGCGCGAGAATGTCGAGGACCTGGTTGCCGAAGAGAGCGTTGCAAATCTCATTCAGCAGTATGTTCAGGGCATCCGGTTCAACCGCGAAATTGACACGATACTCCAGAAGATCATGGAGTTTCTGGCGGCGGTCGGCAATGCCTTGCGCGGTCGCGGGTTCCAGACCGTCGACGATGTGATTGATCGTCTGTTCGCAGGCGAGATTGCGGAGCGAGGGGCAGTGCGCCGGACAGGCGATCTTGCGATGGCGGCAATAGAGCAGTTTGACCGCGAGCCTGTGACCCCAGGCCTCGATATGTCGAAAGAAGCACGACTTCAACGTGCAAGAGATATGGGGTTCGATACGGATACGGTACTTTATCATGGGACTACGCGCACGTTTGACGCATTTGAGCCTCGCTCGCTTGGCGGCGTTGGGCCACACGTCGTCTGGTTGTCTCCAGATGCAGAGATGGTTGATGGTTATGCGGGTCTTAGATACGGTGTGCGCAACGTGCTTGACCACGAGGCGCCGCAGACTGTCCCCGTCTACGTTCGAGGCAATCAGCTCGTCGTGAACGAGTTGCAAGACGGGCCTCACTCTACCGTAGAAAGTGGAATTCTTGATCGCGCGAAGACGGAAGGCTACGATAGCATTGCATTCAAAAAAATGAATGACAACGGCATTCTTCAAGAGCAAGTCGTCGTCTTCGACCCCTCCAACATCCGCAGTGTAAACGCAGCCTTTGACCCTGCTCATGAAGGGTCATCAATGCTGATGTATGCCATGGAGTCCGACACGCATCCATCCTCACAAGCGGTCAAAGGCATCAACGACATTCTGCGCAAGCTTGCCATGGATGCCGGTATCGTCATGCGCCAGGGCCGTCTCAGGGGCCAGGCCGCCTACAACCCGGCAACGAACATTCTGCGCGCCAAGTCGATACACAATGGCTCGCAATCTTTCCGCGTCATGGGGCAGGCGATCGGCTCGAAACTGATGACCGAGCGCGCCGACGTTGCGCAGCTCGTCCAAGACTACGCCGAAGAACTCGCAGCACCCGCCATGCCGCAGAGCGAAGAGCTGGCCCTGGTGCCGACATACGAAGGCCAGCCGGTCACATATGCCGGCATTGACCTCGACAACCAGGCGCAAGCCCTGCTTAGTGATGCGGTCAGTGCCGCCATGGTCTACCAGAAAGACCTCGATGCTGTGTCGGCCGCTGCATCCAGCGGCTACATTATCGGGCGCAAGGTTGTCGACCGTTCAGCCATGCAAGCCTCGCTCGATGCCTATTCGAAATACCTGCGCCGGCTGCGCCGCAAGGTCGGCGCCAAGCAGGCCGAAACGTTGATTGCTGATGTGTTGGCTCATGCGCCGGTTGATCCGAACGCAACCGCAACCAGCATCGCCATGAAGCGCGCCGTCGACCTCGCGCAAATGTCTGGATATATCCGTACCCGATATTCCGAGACAGGCGTTCCGACAGAAGTTGCGCCAATCACCGCGCAGGATGCAGAGCCGGCATTTTATGACCTGATGACAGATATCATCCTAAACCCGAATGCAGCCTATCATAGCGCGCCGCAGTTTTATGAGGCTCTGACGGCATTGCTCGACCGCACGACGCCTACCACGCTGGCTGCCATCGAAACCGCTCAGGCGGATCTCAGAAGCTATTTTGCAGCCAACCCGCGTGAGCGCGTCAAGGCCATGATCCGCTCGACATCGAAGCGCGGCATGTTCCGAAAGTTCCGTGAGAACTGGGACCGGTTCGGCATCAAAGAAGCCATCGCGCTCGAGATGCATGACATCTACACCAATCGCATTGGTTCAAATCATCCATGGTGGCAGGCAACTCGGCATCTGTTGCTTACCCATCAGGCCAACTATGGCGGCAAGCTCGACCTATCAAAATCCGACAACCCGAACGCGTTGGTGCGGATGGCGTCGCACGCCCGTATTCATGCCGCCCGCGACATTGAGAAAGGTATCCGTGCGCTGGATGGCACAGAGCACGAAGGATCATCATTGGTCGGTGCATTGAAACTCGCCCTTGGTGATGATCGGTCAACGGCGACCGACATGGGGCCGGATAGCCGCTATCGCGAGTTCGGCGCCTATCTGATGGCGCGCATGGGAATAGAGCGCTGGAACAAGTACGAAAACGCACTGGCGACCGGCGAAGCGGCAGGCCTGCGACCGCCTTACGTGATAGATAAGGCGGAGTTCGAGCGTACCGTTGCCGAGCACGAAACCTACTATCCTGAGTTCGTCGAGGCCGCAGAAGCCATCTATGAATACCAGCGCAATCTCTTGAAGCTGCAGCGGGACGGCGACCTCATCACGCCGGAGCAATACGACGAACTGATCCAGGACAAGGACTATGTCCCGTCATTGCGCGTATTCGACGAGTTCGATGACCTGAGCCGGTCGTCCGCCATGGGTGCCCAGGGCAATCCGATCAAGCGCTTCCGGGGCTCAATGCGAGATGTGGTCGACCCGATCGCCTCGATTGCACAGAAGACATTCGAGACACGTGCCCGCATCGCCAAGAACCGGGCATGGCTGCGCCTGCTGCGCCTTGCCGAGGCGGCCGGCCCCGGCGGTGGGTTTATTGCTGAACGTCTCAGCGCAACCGAACTGAAGCCGATCGTCGTTTCGCTCAATCAGACGCTTCGCTCGGCTGCACGGGAGGCCGGGGTGGACCCGGGCGAGATTGGCGACCTGATCGATCTGGCGCAGGATTATCTTGGCGCCGACCCAACGGCGACAGTGTTTTCGCGGGGCACCATTCAGCCCGGCAAGGAACCGATTGTGCTTGCCATGGAAAGCGGGCGACCGGTTGCCATCCGGCTCGGGGCCGATGCCGAAGGTACGATGGGCGGCAAGCTCGCGCAGCAGGTTTGGAACGCCATGAACATGCTCGGCGAAGAGCATGCAGGCACGCTTGTCGACATGGCCTCGTTCTTCTCAAACATGGTGCGCGGCACAGTTGTTACGCACCCGGAATTTTTCGTCGCCAACCTTTGGCGGGATGGGTTCATGGCGGCGATGTATGACCCGCGCGCCTATCCGTTCTGGACGCAGATCAGGGGCGCCATAGATATTGCGACGGATAGCGATGCCTATAACCGCTATACGGCCTTTGCCGGCATGATGGGGGGGGAAGCAACGTCGCTGATGAACCTCAGAGCCGAAAACGACATGACGGCACTGGTGGACCGGGGATACACGTTCAAGGTTTGGGATACGCCCGCCAATATGATGAGCCACATGGGCGACTGGTTCAGTCCGCGCAATTGGAAAGACAAGGCGTTTGGCGCAACCATAGGCGGATTGGTCGGCGCAACGGTCGGGGCTCCGGTGGCGGGTGCCGTGATCGGCGGCACCATCGGCGCGAAGGCTGCTGTGAAGTTTGGAGAACTGTCGGAAACTGCAACCCGCGTCCGGCTTATGGAAATCGCCTACCAGCGCGCTATCAGGTCGGGCCTGCCCGATGTCGAAGCCGCCCAGGAAGCAGCACTGTGGAGCCATGACTATACTGACTATTCGCGGCACGGTGCGAAGATGGACGCGTGGCGCCGTATCGTCCCGTTCATGAACGCTGGCCTGCAAGGCAACGACATTTATGCACGTCGCCTCATGGCGTCAGGTGACTACGGGACCAACCTATCGAAAGTCATGCTCTACCCAGCCTATCGCCTGGGCCTCGTCAAATTCGACAATCTGACTGATACAGAACGCCAGGATGTGGCATTTTCCGCTTATACCTGGATGACAACGATCATGGGTCTCGGCACGATCGCTCTGGTTCAAGCCTTGCTCTACCGGGATGACGAGCGATTGAAACTCTTGCCCGAGTATTTGAAAACCAACCATTGGCTGATCCCGCTTGAAGATGTCGTGCACGTGGTCTCAAAGGATGCCGCCGAGAAGGTGGCGAAGGAAGACGTTGTGCTCCGGCTGCCAAAACCGTTCCAGACGGTATGGTTTGCCAACCTGATCGAGCGGATTGTTGCTGAGAAAATGCGCGATGATCCTCGCTGGGCAGAGCGCTATATGGCCGACCTCGCATTGATGGGCCTGCCGCCGATCGTCCCGACATCGCTGCAGATGATCGGCGAAATGCAGTCTGGAAAGGACAGCTTTACCGGGCGCGATATCATCCCAAGCTACATTGCCGAGCGCAATCGCGCGCAGCAGTACACGCCCTACACGTCTGAGTTTGCCAAGATGGTCGGGCCCGCGCTCAACGTCTCACCAATGTATGTCGACTATCTAGTCAAGAAGCTGGGCACGAGCTGGGGCCGCACGTTCCTGCAAATGAACGTCGAGGGTCTGCCATGGTACAATCCAAACAAGGCGGAGACCGGGCTTGATCAAGTGTTCATCGCCCGCAGATTCTTGTGGAAGCACGGCCGAGGGTCGGAAGCTGAGCGTGTGTTCCGTCAGGATGTGATGGGCGGAGAAGATCCGATTGCCGGCATATGGGAACGTCTTGCCATCCCGTATTCCAAGATGAGCGCGAAGGCCAAGGGCTATAAGAACATCAAGGATAAGGAAGGCGATCTGCCGCGCGCCATCGAAACGCTCGCAGCCATGAGCGATGCAGAACGCGGCTATGCCATCCTGCAAGGGCACTGGGAAGGCCGCAATGCCAAATATCGCAAGCTGCATCCGATGGCGCGGGTTGAATCCATCAATCGCGTTGTTTCCCAGGTGCAGCGCGAAATCGTCTCGGATCTGTTCCATACCGGCGACCGCGGCAAGGTATCGTTCAAACAGATCATTCTCACGCCGTCTGAAAAGCACGCTGCTCGAGATATCCTCACGCAGTACGGGGCGATGGAAATGCACAATGCACTGGTTTTGGCCGGCGAAGTCGGATGGGAAAAGAGGGGGTTTCTGCCGGCTGGCGATGTCATGGAAGAGCTGAAAGTGGCAGTACCGCGCGCCCATGCGGAAATCGCCAAACGTCTCAAAAAAGCAAAGGTTCTGCCGTTCGGCGGCATCAAGGCGGTCTGGCCGTCACTCAAGGGAAAGCTTGAAAGCCGGGAAACACTTGGCCGTCTGAAGCAAGGCCAGAAGTTACATATAGTGGTGCCGCTTATCGGGGAATGGAGCCAGGCGAAGTTCGCTCCCGAATAATTCGAACAAGTATCGCCAGAGCAACAAGTCTCAATAAAACGCCTTGGGACGCAAAATTGCGTGCGTGTCCGTCAAGTCAAATCGGATGATATGTGCTAATCGTCGTCCACCATGTGCCGCGTATGTGCCAAGGAGCATTACACGTGGCAGAATTGGCCGCCATTCCAACCAGAACGTCCGTCACTGTCACCGATAAGCAGACCGGTGGCAATGCAACTATTCCGGCTGCAACACCGCGTGCCGCCGGGGTGATGACGGCTGAGCAGTGCCAGTTGCTTGAGCAACTGCGTGTGCTCATGCACAGCGGCGGCATGCAGACGACAAACGTGGTTGCGCTCGCTCAGCAGATGGGCCCGGTCGACATGGTGGACCTCAGTCTGCCGTCGCCGCTCGAAGTGCTGCCGCCGAACCATTCCGATGATCTCGCGCGCCGAGTGGCGGCGCTTGAAGCCCTGCCGCGCGGGGAAACAATTCATTCGATCATCAACGCCGTGACGACACTCCGGGACAGCATCGCACAGCGCTTGGCCAAGCTGGAAGCGCGCGTCACCCGTCTTGAAACAAATGACAACGTGCCGCCGGCAGAAATCAATCAGATGCGCCAGCAGATCAGTGAGATGCAGACATGGGTCGGTGGCGTGAAGGCGTTGCTTGATGACCCGACCCCGGTAATGGTGGAAGACAATGGTTGAAATTGCCGATTATGATGCGTCAACAGCGCTCGATGTCTTTAACACGAGCAAAGCAGATCGGCGTCCCGCGCGGCTATGGTCGATTGAAAAATCAATCCAGACGCTTGCAGAGATTGGCATTGTGTCATTGTTCGAGGGCGCGGGAACGGACCCGACCGGTCTGACCGGGTATGCCAGCACGAAGCTATGGCTTAATGCATCGGCAGGCGTCACAGCGGCGCCTGGAACGGTGCGTTATTACGTCGGAAGCGGCGCTGAAACAGATGTCGCGAATTGGCCGGCGCTCACTCTTGCGGGTTTCCGTGCGCACCTGGATGTTTATACGCAGGCGGAAGTCGATGCGCTGATTTCAGGCGGCTTGCCGACGTTTACCAGTGACAATTTTTCGAATGAATCGAGCGTGTCCGGGGCGACCATTACGGACGCTCTCAACACGCTGCTCGCGGCACTGGCAAGCTATGTGCCAACCAGTGAGCTAGGTGTTGCCGATGGTGTCGCTACGCTCGATGGATCTGGCAAACTGACACCATCCCAAATCCCTGCAGTCCTGACATCTCCGTTCCAATTTCAGGGAACATGGAATGCTTCGACCAACACGCCGACACTGGCAGACGGCACAGGGACAGCCGGGCACGTCTATCGGGTGTCCGTGGCAGGGACCACAAGCCTTGATGGTGTCGCGTCATGGCAGGTCGGTGATGAGCTTTATTTTGACGGCACGGTTTGGGATAAGCTGTCATCCTCATCCGGTGGTGTGGCTGCATCGAGCGAATTGCTTCTCAGTATAGACGCACGTGTCGATGGTTATGCTCAGACAAACGTACACGGCGGCGGGCGATGGCGGGCACACTGGCGCAGAGATCAGACCGCAATTGTCATTTATGGCGATCAGTCAGGATTGGGATTTGACCCGGCCGACGACAACTGGGGACCATTCCTGGTCCCATGGGACGCCGCCACGAATGGCAATATCACTGCGATGTATGCCGGTATCGATTATTTGCTGATCCTAACGGACCTTGCCACCGGCAACCTGTTCCACATAGGTGCGACGGGCGACGGCCAGGGCGGACTCGGCGCCACGTCGGGCACAACACTTGTGCCGGCACGGATTACACAGTTTGTTACCGATGCAGTTAAGATCGCAAGCGTAACCACAGAATCCAGAGCGAGCGCAACCACTAAATTCTGGTTTGCCGTGACGACTGGCGGTGCGGTTTATTCGTGCGGATACTCCGGCCCCACGCATACGATGGGCTACAACAACACGGCTAATCTGTCCACGCCGCGCCTGATGACCGAATCGGACGGTTCCACGGCACTCGCTAATATTACCGCCGTGGCGGCCTGCGTTGCCGCGGCTCCGGTGTGGGCCATTACCAGCGCTGGCAAGGCCTATCGATGGGGCGCTGGAACAAGTGGCGCCCATGGCAACAACGGCACGTCTGCATTGACTTGGCCGGAGGCTTTGGAAACGACGCATGGGTCTGGAGTCGACCGAACGGATATATCGGCAGTAGCCACACAGGGCGGCACTCGCGCGGTGACGTGGTTGCTGACGATATCAGGGGGTGTCGAAGTTGCCGGCTCTCAGCTTTACGGAAATGGTGATGGCGCCGCGCTCGCTGATGCCAACCGCCTGACATTCGTGTCGGTAGCCGGTACGATCTCAACAAAGACTGTAACAAGTTTGTATTCAGGTGGCGGCGATGCGCCGAGCTGCGTTGCAGTTACCGATGAGGGCAAGCCGTATCTTGTCGGTAATGCAAGCAGTGGTCTTCTTGGCGATGGCAGCACATCGGATTTAGCGACATTCACGGAAATCACGGCACTTCCGAGTGGGTTTTCTGGTGCCGTGACAAATGCTAGAATTGCAGGCGGCGCCAGTCTTGAAACGGTTTACATCGAGGCAACGATAGCCGCAGCCAAGCGTATCGCCGCAATCGGTTATGGCACCTATTATGCAACTGCAACAGGCAATGCAGATATTGCTGCGGCAAGTCGCACGTATAAGGAGGTGGTGGGCGCGCACGCAGCGATTCAAAGTTGGAGCACTGTCGGAGATAATACGATCTATGGCCTGGAACTGCTCGATGCCAATGGCCTACTTTGGTATGCTGGCGGCAACGATCAAGGCCAGGCTGGCGTGCAGCCGGGCAATCTGCACTCTGTGCCGTACCTCCAGCCATGCATGCTATCTGGGCCTCTTGTGGCCAAGGCGCCGACACATCGCGGCATCTATTCCGGTTTGACCGAGTACAGCTATAGCGATGAGGTTGAGAATCAGGATTCAACATGGCGCTACATTCACACGACCGCGTCCACTGGCAATGCGCCGCCGACATTGCCCACACAGAGCAACACTTATTGGCAACTGATAGCGAAGGCCGGCGTCGACGGTGTATCGCTTAATTGGTCCGGCGCATGGGCGACCAGTACGGCCTATGCCGTGCAGGATGGTATCGAGAACGACGGATCGTCTTATATTTGCACGACGGCACACACGTCGAGCGCTGGTGATGAGCCGGGCGTTGGTGGTAGCTGGGCAACGTATTGGGATCTGGCGGCTGCGAAGGGCGATACGGGCCAGACGGGGGCAACAGGCGCGGCCGGTGCCACAGGTGCAACGGGGGCTGCGGGTGCGACGGGTGCGTCGGCGCCGCTGCTCATGGACTACAATTGGTCGACTGGAACTAGCGGTGATCCGAGCTCCGGTGCCATCCGCATCGACAATGCAACGTATTCCGCTCTATCGGAATTTGCAATCAGCGAAACCGATCGGCTTGGCAGTGACTTGTCGGCCTTGCTGGCCGATCTTGACAACAGCACCAACACGATTAAGGCGCGCGTGCGCATCGTTGATGTCCTCGATAACACCAAGTGGCTGGCGCTCAACCTGACATCGGTTTTGACGGATGCTGGTGGCTACGACACGTTTACTGCGTCGTTTGTCGGCGAAGGCGCTGCGCTGACGGATGGCAATCGCGTTGCGGTCATCGTCACGCCGATGAGCGACAAAGGCAACGACGGTGCGGGAACCGGCGATGTGTCGGCTGCGTCTAATTTTGGCACAGACAACGTCCTGATCAAGTCGGACGGGACCGCCAAGGGCGTGCAAGCCACGGGCGTCACGGTCGATGACAGCAACAATGTGACGGGTGTTAATTCGATTACGTTGGCCGGCGATCCTAGTACGTCCCTGCAGGCAGCAACCAAGCAGTATGTCGACAACCTTGCGGCTGGCCTAAAGGTCAAGCCGAGTGCTCGGGCGGCGACCACGGCCAACATCACGCTTTCCGGTGCGCAGACAATCGACGGTGTGTCTGTTGTTGCGAGCGACATTGTGCTGGTCAAGGACCAGACAGCATCTTCTGAAAACGGTCTTTATGTGGCAGCGGCTGGTGCGTGGGCACGGCACGAGCGGCTGGACGCCTGGGCCGAGGTGCCGGGCGCCCTTGTGCTGGTCGAGGAAGGCACGGCGAACAGCGATAGCGGCTGGATCAGTACGGCAGACGCAGGCGGCACGCTCGACACGACCGCGATTACTTGGTCGCAATTCTTCGGGACTGGCTTGTTTCAAGCTGCCGATGCGGAACTGTCGGCAATTGCCGCCTTGGCGTCGGCAGCAAACAAGCTTCCATATTTCACGGGCTCAGGATCTGCGGCCCTTGCTGACCTGACGGCTGCTGCGCGCAGTCTTCTGGCATTGGCTGACCCTGGCGCTGATCGTCTGCTGATGTGGGATGATAGTGCTGGTGCTTTTGTGTTCCCTACGATCGGCGCTGGAATAGAGATAGACGGAACAACTGTTAGAACGATTGAGACAATCACGATTGCATGTTCTGACGAAACGACAGCGCTGACAACTGGAGCGGGCAAGGCGACATTTCGGATGCCGTTTGCTTTGACAGTCACCGATGTCAAAGCATCGGTCACGACCGCACCAACTGGGGCTGCTTTGACGGTAGACGTCAACGACGGTGGAACGTCGATACTGTCAACAAAGCTAACGATTGATGCGACTGAGAAAACATCCGAGACGGCGGCAACGGCTGCTGTGATCAGCGACACGGCTCTGGCGGATGATGCCGAAGTGACAATCGATATTGACGCCGTTGGTTCAACCGTTGCCGGTGCGGGGCTGAAGGTTACCATCGTAGGTTACCGCCCATGAGCAACCTGATCATCAATCCCTATCGGTTTGGTAGTGCAGCCAGCTCAACCATCCTTGACATTGAGTATCCCGACGCCACGACAGGAACTCACGATCTTGCGACGGGTGATCTCGTGCTGCCGTATGACTCAGAAGACAAGCCGTATCGCATCACACCGCGAAGCAATGTTGACGTGGATATTGATCTGTGGGGTGGCGGTGGTGGCTGGGGTCAGAATGTAACTAGCTCAGCCGCAGCAGCAGGCGCTGGCGCGAAAGTGTCGGTTACTGGCTATGCACTTACTGGTGGCACAGAATATCTGGCTGTGGTTGGCGAGGGTGGTCAGCGCGGTTCGTCGAATAGTCTCGCTGGCGGCTGGCCAGACGGTGGAGATCACACTGCTGCAACCGCCTTTGGCTACGTTCGGGGAACGGGCGGAGGGTCATCTCGCTTTGCGGTTACGTCAGATGTCACGAATAGCGGTAATACGACGGCTGATCTTAACAATGCATCGAGTGATTATCTTGCAATAGCAGCGGCTGGTGGTGGTGCTGGGGCTGGGGTAGCGCCCGCAGCAAATGCTGGTGCCGGGGGCGCTGATACTGGCGCGGATGGTAATGATTACTCAGGCGTCGATTTTGGCGGCCACGGCGGTACGCAATCGGCAGGTGGTACGGGTAGTTCGGGTCGCACTGGCACAGGTGGCAGTGGTGGCAAGTATGCTGGCGGTGATGGACAGACGGCATCTGATGCCAGTTCTGGGACTGGCGGCGGCGGCTACTACGGTGGCGGCGCAGGGGGAGGCTACTACGCGCCAGGCGGCGGCGGTTCGTCGTATCTCGACAGCGGCGTTAGCGGGACAAAGACGGCCGGTGCAGATGACGTGGCGCCATCTGGTCAACCAGCTAGCTATCCGAATGCCGGCGATGCGAAATCGCTCGACGTTGGCTATAACGGTGTCGTCGTCATGTCGCTGGCATCATAAAAGGAGCATGAGATGACGCACGCAGTCGGCGAGGACGTGAATCGCCAGGCATCGGCATGATTACTCCAAACACTAGTCAGGTGAGGGCCATGGCGGGACGGAAGCGGCCGGATGACGAACATCTACCGCTGCGGATCAAGATGCTGTTGCTCTGCGTTTTCGTGGGGGTTGCGGGGGTGGCCTATGCAAATTTCTGATGCCGGGCTGGATCTGATTAAATCGTTTGAAGGATATCTCAAGCGACAAGCCAACGGCGACTGCACGGCCTATCTATGCCCGGCTGGCGTGCCGACGATCGGTTGGGGCTGTACGCATGGCGTCAGACTTGGGATGCGCTGGACAGAGCAGGAGGCGACTGACGGCCTGCGTCGGGAGTTGAACGACATCGAAGCCGCGGTCAATCGCTATGTGACTGTTCCAGTCAATCAGAACCAGTACGATGCGCTTGTCTCCTTCACCTACAACCTTGGTGCGGGCAACCTTAAAAAGTCAACGCTTCTGCGCAAGGTCAATGCCGGGGACTTCGACGGTGCCGAAAGGGAATTCGGCAAGTGGGTATCGGCCCGCAACGGTGCCGGCGGCAAGCGCATCGTGTATCGCGGATTGGTCCGGCGGCGCAAGGCAGAGGCAGCCATGTTCGCCGATAACAACATCGTCCCGGTGCCCATGGCGGAGCAGACGGAAGAGCAAACCATGCCGCAGGCGCCCGAGAAGAAACCAATCAAGAAGTCGCCGCTTGTCCCGGTTGGGCTCGGGGTGGGTGGTTTCTTCGCTTGGTTATTTGACCAGATCGATCATGTGTTCCAGTGGCTCATTCTGGCGGCCTCGAAATTCGCCGAGCTGTCACCGGCCAAGGGCATGCTTGCGGAAGCTGGAGCCAACTCTCACGCGATCATCGGCGGGCTTGTCGCGGTGTGCGGGTTTGTGGCGCTCAAGTTGATGTGGAAGCCGGACGAGGAAGCGCCATGATCTATGGAGCGTTTGCCTTCCTGAAAGGCATCATCATCGATCGAGGCTATATGCTCGGCCTCGCTGCGGCAGCGGTGTTCATGCTGTCGAGCTGGAAAACGTCAATCGAGCAAGGTGCTGCGTCAAAGGTCATCAACCAGGTTCAGGAGGCCAATCGCAATGCACCGAAAGCTGGCCATCGTGCCGCTGCTAATTCTGGCAAGCCCGCATCTCGGGGGGTGTGCCCTGCTTGGATCGAAGGCTGCTAGAGTGCCGCCCGAAGTCGCCGTTTTTGCAACGCAGGTGCCGTCTGTTCCGGCATACAAGGACAATCGCTGCGCTCAATTGAGAGCCATCGCCAAGCAGAAAGCGTTCCTTCATGCGGCAGCAACTGGAGAAGAGAAAGAATTCCAGATCCCGCCACGTTGCGCAAAGCCGAAAGGTAAAGGGACAGCGTGATGGCATTCGGCGACTTGGATTTCGTGGCTGCTTTCCGGTTTTTGGTTTGGACCGTGGCGCTTGCCGCTGCGATCGTGCTGGCTCACTACCGGCACTATACACCATCCCCGGACATGAAAGTTCGATTGGCCGGCGCTGTCTTGGTGAAGGTCGGCATTGCTGTGCACCAGTGCTATTATTGGCTGAGATGGCGGCACAATACAGACGTTGAAATTCAAACAGCTCTTGGGAGCATACGGCACATCACCAGCGTTGCCCTTGTGGTCATCGTTGTGGGCATGATCCTGATCATGCAGCCGTTTTTCAAACAGTACGCCGGGCGCTGGTGGTGGTCGGCCGGTCTCGCCTGCCTCGTGATGCTGTGGGCGATCGGATATGGGGACGCAGCATGGCGGTGACTCATGAACTTCGATCCTTTGACCTATGCCCTGCGGAGAGTCGATCGCAACGAGGATCGTATCCGGAAAACAGAACACACGCTGATACAGCAGGCAGACACTATACAGGATCACAGCGCACGTTTGGACCAGCTGGAAGCCTGGAGGCAGAGATTGGACGCGCTCTTGCGCAAATGGCCCTACCTGGTCGCCCCGACCGCCGTGATCGTCGCGAACATGACGCCGAAGGAAATCGCGGGCCTAATCGCAAGCCTCATCAAAGCCTTTTGATCGGCCATCTGTTCTGGTTTCTGATTTGGCTCGGGGGGGTTGCTGCTGGCATGCAGATATTCGCGGAAGTTCTGAGGCGGTTGTAGCTGCGGTCAGTCGATTCTTCTCAGGTGGCCAGTTGATCCAGTGACGGGAGATCACCTGGGTTCATGGAAGTAAAACTATATGCACTAGTCCGTAAATGGCGAGCGCGTGCACCGCTACGACATAAATCGAGAGTACGAAAGCGCCGAGCTCGCGCGTGATTTCGAGTTCCTGGTCCTGATCGTCGATGATCTTGAGGAAGAACAGCCAGGTCAGCTGGCTGATGCGCTGAGCATCGCCATCGACGCCGACGTCCTGGCGCATGATGTCCTGAATGGATTTGACGGTGGTACGGACGATCATGGTTCAGGCGGTCTCCTGGTAGAGCGCGTCCTGCAACTCGTGGACGGCCTTCTCGAAGCCCGCCTTGCCGCCGAACGCGTTGATGAGTTGAACGACGCTGCCCATGGCGGTGAAGGGTGTCACCTTCAGCACATTAGCGTCGTCGAGATTGAGCACGCCCTCGTCGCGGTACTTCTCCAGCAGCGCGTCGAGGACGGCGCGGACTTGCGGCCCGTATATGCTGCCGTCGCCGTAGATCGCGCCAAGGATGTCGGGCTGGCCGTTCGGAGGGCGTGGAACATTGTGGCGCGCGTGCATGTCGTCAAACTCGATCCGCAGCTTGAGGTACTTTTCCACGATGTCCTCAACGGGGATGGGCGGCACGATCGTCACACACCGAGCGCGCTCATACTCGCCGATCAGGGAAGCAGCGTCGCGCTCGATGGCCTCTTCGGCAAGATAGGGAACAAATCGGCTCATCAGTCATCCTTCATCTGCATCAGAGGGGCCGTGCCCCGTTGGCTTCACTTACCCTTGGCCTTCCCTGCCTCCCGCGATAGCCGGGCCAGGTCCTCGGCGCTCAGGCCGTTGGCGGTTCGCAGCAGCGCCGACATTTCGACGGGATGCCGCTTGATGATGTCGGCGAGGTCGGAGGGCACGCGCCCCGCCATCGCCAGCAATTCGTCCGGATCGCATTCTAGAATCTGCGCGATCGACCGAACCTTGTCCTCAGTCGGCGGCGTGAACTCGTCGCGCTCCACCTTCGACATATAGGTCGGGCTCACTCCGATCTTCTTGGCCATCTCGCGCAAGCCGATCTCCCGCGCCTCACGCTCGCGGCGAATAAACGCCCCGAACTTCTCCCTCCCGCTGGTCATGGCTCCTGTCTCCGTTTCCTGTTTAGCGGTCACTCTACACTTGATTCGGCACGGACGTCAACCATCCACTAAACGGTGGTCGACATGCCATCAGGCAGCGATCTGAAGTTCTCGGATATCTTCGAGCAAGCGTCTGAAATCTGGCTCAGGCGCAACGCACATGGTTCGATACGTGTTCAGGAACGGCAGACGTTGCGCGCTGAAGCTGTTTGTATGTGAGTGTTCTGTGGTCAGCCATATTAATCTCCTATTTTTCTTTCGCGAGCCGCCGCGCGGCCTCATCGACTGCCCGATCAAATGGCGTGCCACGGCTGCCCTGCAACCATTGCCGAAGCCGCTTGGCCAGCTCGTGGTCGCTCAAGGTGAATAAATCACTCACATCACTCTCCATCATTGCAAAGCATCTACTACGGCGGGCCGGTCGCTAATCCGGCTTACTGGTCAACTCATTCCCCCAACACCAGGGGCGAGGGCCGTACCCTCCATGATCCCAGTCGATACGGTGTCTAGCGTGTCTGCGTTCCACGCCGCCGCCGTAGTAGAGGCTCTATGGTCAATTATTGCGCTCAGTCGTCATGTGGCGGTCTATTGGTTCGATGTTTCGGGGATTTCGACGGTTAGTTCGAAAGGCGGGTTCATCGTTAGGCGCAACCACGGTCCAAACTCCTGCATCAACTTCCAGCCTTGCCACGTTGACCACCCGTCGGCATCCTCTTCTTTAGGTTTATAAGGCCCGATACTGTCTCGCGCTGCCTGGGGCAGCATTTCCATAAGTCGTTCGTAGTTGTGCCGATGGATGCGGCGTCCTTCGTCGGTCAGTCGGACCCGGATAACCTCATTAAAATTATAGCGCATCGTGCTGGCCTATTCTGCGCTCTTGGCGCGGTTGAGGGTTTCGTTGTGTCTGACCGTCAATCGCACATCGGCTGCATCAATTTCGCGCCGCAGCTTATGAAGCGAAATTGACGCCTGACTGATGAGCACGCTAGCGTCCTCGCCATCGGGATCATCGAGGCCGTCCTGCCATAGCCTAACGATCAACTCATCCCCCTCAATCACAAGAGCTATTCGCATGGTCCTGGCCTATTCTGCTTGTTTGAGAGATGCCATCAATGCGGCGCATATCTCGTCTCGGGCCGCAGCCCCCGCACCCTCCCCAGCCCTCACAGCCCCCGCAGCCACCGCAGCCCTCGCAGCCCCACCC